AGTAAATAATGGCTAGATACTCACCAGAACAATTATACAAACTTTATAAGGATGGATTTCAAGGGTGCTTGTGGGAACAGCATATTTTTGATCATTTATTAGAAGTTTCTAAATATGCTTATTTTGGTGATGGAGCAAAAAGAATAGTTGGGACAGGCAAGGGTAAACTATCTACTCCATACAAAAGTGTTTTGAAGTTTGATAAGAATCCATATAATGAGCGTCAGGTGACGAGTGACTGTGTTAGCCACTCTACCCGTAATGCGGTAGATGTTACTCGTGCTGTAGAAATAGATGTTAAGAGAAATAGAGAAGCATGGATAGCAAGAGGAGCAACAGAAGCTATTTATGGAGCAAGAGGACATGGTGGTCAGGGTATGAGTTGTGCTAGAGCAGCAGAATTTGTAAGTAAGTATGGTGGGGTTTTAGTCAGAAAAAATTATAAGGGTGTTATAGATTTAACAAAATATCAAGGTATGCTAGGTGCTGGTTGGGGAGGACGAGGACTACCAGATAAAGTTATAGATTTAGCCAATGACCATCAAGTTAAAACTGTTAGTTTAGTTAGAACAGTAGAAGAAGCAAGAGATGCTTTAGCTAATGGTTATGGTATTAGTGTTTGTAGTATGTATGGCTTTAGCAATAAAAGAGATAGTAAGGGTTTTGCTAAACCACAAGGTTCTTGGGCTCACGCTATGGCCTGGATTGCTTGTGATGATACTGGTAGTGAACCAGCGTTTTTAGTACAAAATAGTTGGGGTTGTTATTCAGACGATACTGAAGTGCTTACTAAAACAGGATGGAAATTATTTAAAAACTTAACAGACACTGACATATTAGCAACATTAAATCCCAATAATCATTATTTAGAGTGGCAACAAATTCAACAAAAATTTGAGTATGATTATAATGGCTATTTAAATCATTATCATTTTAGAGGAGTAGATTTATTGGTTACAGATAATCATAATATGTATATTGGTAAGTTAAATTCTGATTTAGATAGAATTGATTCTTGGCAATTAATAGAATCACAAAATTGCCCTAAATATATTCATATTAAAAAAAATGCAAAATGGAAAGGAGAAGAAGTCGAGAATATAAAAATAGGCTCAAATATTATATCTATGGACTTATGGTTAGAATTTTTAGGATATTTTATTTCTGAAGGACATACTTGTAATCATAAAAAAGTAATGTCTAATGGAGATATTAAATATTATGGATTAGTTGGTATAAGTCAGAATAAAAAAGAATCAAGAGAAATAATACAAAATTGTATAAATAAGCTACCATTTAGATTTTCTTCGAATATGGTGTCTTATGACAAAAGCTTATATAATAAATTGAAAATTTATGGTAAAGCTCATCAAAAATATATCCCAGACTATATAAAAAATTTATCATCAAGACAACAAAAAATATTTTTTGATGCTATGATGCTAGGAGATGGTTCTAGGTCTAATGGGAAAATTAATTATTATACATCCTCAAAAAAACTAGCAGATGATATGCAAGAACTAATACTAAAAATAGGATTAGCCGCAGATATAATAGAGATTAATCGTATTGGTAGAGATAATGAAAAAAATGGTCATAAAAATATAACTAGACATAAAGAATATAGACTTAATATAAAAGAAATTTCACTAACACCAAGAGAACATAACGGAACAAAACCAATATTATTACCTTATAATGGTAAAATATATTGTGCTACTATTCCTAATCATATTATGTATGTTAGAAGAAACGGAAGGGCTGTTTGGTGTGGGAATAGTTGGAACTCTGGAGGGCATCCTGAATGGGACACTATTCCAAACGGGTCATTTTTAATAAAAGCAGATGTAGCAGCTGGTATGTTAAAAGGCAACGGAGCATATGCTTTTAGCGACTTTGATGGATTTCCATTACAAAAATTACCAGACTATGGTTTTGATTATTTAGAAAGCTGAGAACAATATGAGATTTCTGGATAAATTAGCGCTAAATAGATTAATATCTATTATTTTAAGCTTTATATTATCTGTTATAAAATTAGTAGTACCAAAAACAGAATCAGATGATTCTATCGTTCCCAAACCACCAACAAAACGCAAACGACTATTTCCAAGAGGTAGAAATGAATAAACTAATACTACCACTATTATTTATTGCTATAATATTTGGATCATCCAGATACAGTGGTAATTCGTCTGCTCCTGTTGTTTTATCCGGAGCTATAATAAAAAATATTGGCAATGAACCAGTTAAAAAATACAAAAGAAAAGAATGTCCGGTGTGCAAAGGAAGTGGTAAATATTTGAGTGGCGATGGAATCAAAATGGTTGATTGTGGTTATTGCCTACCCTAAGAGAGATATAATATGCAAATAGATCCTAATTTAGAACATATTGCTCAAAAAGTAATAGATAAAGCAAATATTAAAAATAATAACTATGGTTTTGATCCAATAACAATAATTATTGTGATTGGCGTTATACTTAGTTTAATAAGAGTTATTCAAGAATGTAGAAGCAAAAGACGCAAAAATGATAAAATGAGCGAAGCTTTGGATCTTAGACATACCATAGTAAATTTAACTATTAAAGATAATTGGCTAAATAATTATAGATTAAATAAAATAATCAAACAACACTTGAGTAAACAACAGTATAAACAATATGGAGTTAGTTTAAAAAATGCCATCATGGAAGTTGGTAAGAATCTCAATGATAGTGAATCTTTAACGCTTCTGGAGGCAACAAATGTTTAATCTTTTAATCTGGATAGTGTATGGTTTATTTGTGGGGTCATTGGCTAAAGCTATTGTACCAATAAATTTAAGACTTGGATTTTTTCAAACAATAGCTCTTGGTGTTGCTGGTTCTTACATGGGTGGAGCTATACTATATATCTTAGGCACTTATGATAGTCTAAGTCCTTCGGGTATATTTATGGGTGTTGCTGGTGGTATTATAAGCTTAATATTATATAACAAATTTTTAAATAAGTGAAAGGATAAAATATGGCCGATAAAAAAATATCTGAATTAACAGCAACACAAAGTGTAGCTAGCGGAGATTTGATGGTTGTTGTTACCGGAGTAGGCACCCCCGGAGCAACACTAGTCACACATAAATTTCCATTATCTGGATTAGTAAATAATATTGTTAATATAGATGAACTTATTACTAATGGCACCGGTATACATCTAGTACCAACTATCAGCGCAACACTACCGAATAAAGTCAATATTAATGTTAGTGGCTATGCATACACATCCCATACTCATACAGCATCAAATATTACAGATTTTGCTAGTACTGTAAGTGGACAAATACAACAAATAATTAAATTTCAAAGTTCCGATTTACCAGCCACCGGATCTTTATGGGTTCAAAGTTCAGATCTAAGTATACCTTTATCCGGTAACAGTAAATACTTATGTGAACTTGGCGCAATATTTGTTGGTAACGAAGTAGATATGAACATATCAGGCTCTATTGCTGTAACAGGTACTATGGAAGTTAATTATCCTACACAAATATATGGAAATTGGAATCATTATCATTTGGATAATGAAGGAGTCTTACTTTTAAGAGGATCAACATCATCAATTAGTGGCTATGGTTTAGCAGTAGAAACTATTCATTCATCCGCCACTGGCCTGCCTATTTCCTTGGTCAATAAATTTATTGTAGAAACAAATAGTTCAGAAGCTGATACAATACGGTTCGATTTTACTACCGATAGTAACGACCAAGCTACAAGCGGAGTACTAAAGAAAGGTAGTTGGCTTAAAGCGGAAAAAATAATCTAATAATAAAAATAGGATAAAAAATGGCAGATAGTAAAATTTCTGATCTACCACTATCTCCATACATCTTGGATAAAGATCTAATGGTTGTGGTTACTGGTCATTTAGAGGAAGGATCTTTTCCAGAAAATATCAAAGTACCATTAGGTTTAATCAGAAGATATATAGTTAGACTAAATCTATTAACTAGTCCACAGTCTGGAATTAGTACATATTATAATAGTGGCGCAAATATTTTAACTATTAATCATTCGCCGCTCACCGGTAATCTAATGAGATATGATTATGCTACAGATTTTCCTTATAATCAAACTATTAGCACCACAGGTTTAAATTGTGTAGCTGGAAATAATATAGAATTAAATTTTGCCTCCAACACTGCATCGTCGCTTGTTTACGGCAAAACAGGACCACCATTCCATAGCGGAATAATATCTACTACTGGTCTAAATATGTTAGACGGTAATGGTATAGCATACACGATAGAGTCCGCATGGCCACACAAATATACTATTCTGAATTCTGAAAAAACCAAAACCAAGACCACTGCTGAAATAATATCTAATCTAGATAATAATTTTGCTCCATCGACTAGCGGATATAATTTATTATCAATTAACTATAGTGATTTTTATCAATCAAAGACTAATGAAAGTTTGAAACTGTTGTGTACCATTGGATTAAAGGTATCAAATATAACGTTCGATCCTATTCCATTCGTTCCAGCCTCTGGCCTTACGAATGAGAGAAAACAACTAGAACTATCTAATCAAAATTCTCAGGATTTTGCAGAAACTAGCTCGTCTTTTGTTGTTGATACATTCGAACTTAAAGTTGGTATTAGTGGAGGAGGTAATAATTTTATTAATACTATACATACTTATCCTATAACTATAAAAAATACCAATGGTCCTAATGATACTGATTGTTCAGAAATCTACAGAAACGGAATTCCTGGCTTTGCTTTGAATGGTATAGATCCAATTATTATTAGAGAACCTATAACATTGACATTAAATTCTAATAGTCCAAATAATTCTAATACTATATGTATATATGCAAGTATTAGTAATGTACAATATACTAGAACATACGTAGGACCAGATTTTATTAATGGTATAAAATACGTATCCGCTAATGCGTACTCCTCTACGTCCGCTACTATATATCCATTATTTATCAAAACAGAAAACATTATCTCTTAATCTTATGCTAACTCCAAAAGAATTATACGAAAAATATTCCAACGATCCTTGCACAAGATATTTAGGATCTCCGTACAGTCAGTTAAGTTTTGATGATGTATACGATCCTCTTGGACCATTTTATGATGTCGGAGCTGGGACCCCTATTAATTGGCTTAGAATAACCAAATTTTTTAAACATGTAAAATATCCTTGTTTCGAAAGTGCTCCACATATAGACGAAATACTAGATACTGGGCAGTATAAATTATGTTTATCTTTTAGATTTTTACAATCTATGGATATAGAAGCATACAAAGAGAGACAACCCAATGTTAGGGCGGGAACATCTCATTCTGTAAGAAATACATGTGATTTATCAAGAGCTTGTTATTTAATAGCAAATAATTTGCAAAATCACTGGTATGCTAGAATGGCTACAGAATATTTAGAATATTTTGCTCATAATTCTTTACCAGATTGTTTAATGATGTGCGGTCCAGATCTAGTAGATCCTGTAGTAGCAGAATTTTATAGAGCCCCAGGATATAAGGTAAAAAGTAATGAGCCATATGATATATCTGGAGCATCATCCGATGATCAGGACGGATCCATTCTAGAGGAAGCTGCCGAAAATGATGTGGGTATGTTATGTTTTCCAACTACTCCAAAAGGAGTTGCGGGAGCAAGTCATACTTGTATTCCTCCTAATGCCGAAAATCCACAATGTGCCAGTTGTTCAGAATGTCCAAAAAAAGAAAATGGAGAACCAATAGATCCAAATCATCCATGTTGCAAAGAAGGGACTATATATTATGCTAATGAATGTTGTAATACCACCGTAATGATAACATTATCAGAAAAATCCGGCTTATTTGATGTAATAGAAAAAGGTGTTTTAAAAGCCGAGGGAGTAACCGGATCGGCAGCTAGATCCTTAAGCACAACACTCAAAAATAAAAGTAAAGCACTAAGTAATAGATTAATAGATTTTTCTTTATGGGTAAAATCTGATGATGGAATTTTTGATGGTACCTTTGCTAATGGTAGAGTTGGAGATAGATTAAAACAAGTCGGACTCTTAGAAAGAGCTTGTTATGATGGATATGCCGATTTTACAAGTCAATGTTCTGCATATAATTTACCAATAATGTTTGAAGATACATTTCTAAAAAATCGAGTTCTCGAATTACAAGAATTTCCTTATTTGTTCATTTATAAAGCTAAAACTATTTCTCTGATTCTTAAAGCAAGTGTAGATAGTTATGCTAATGTAACAACAGACTCCGAATGGATGTTAAAAAGAGTAAAAGATCTATTGTGGAATGGATATGGAGTATTATTATTGACTAATGTAGGATTCCCAGATACTAGAGATTCTACGGGCGTATCGTATCCGGATCGTATTTTTTATCAAACCTATAGTATTATAGGTTACGACGACACAAAAACATTATATAATGAGTGTGTATATGTGTTACAATGTCCTTTTGGAGAGTGGAATAGTGGCGGTCATCCGGAATGGGGAGAATTACCCACAGGAGCTTTTTTAGTTACAGAAAGCCATCTTAGATGTATGATTTCTTATTTTCCTACTCATGACTTTGCTGGATGTAGTAATTGTGGAGCGGATTCTGTTGGAAGGTGCGATCCCTATGATTGTAGAAAATATCAATCTGCATTTGGATTTCTATTCGCTATCTCTTTGTCTGAGGGATTTCCAAAACAAGATCTAGATCATGAAAAATATTATCCTGTAGAATCTATTAAAGATATTTTAAAAGAGCAAAAACTTTATTATAGGCCACCACCAACATGAATTTATCTTTATGCGATATTTCTAATCTCTGGACAGATGTTATTACCACAAAACCAGCTAAAATTATATCAAGAAGAAACCAAGATTTTGTTTGTTTACTAGCAGATTTACCAAGCGCCAATAATCTTACTCTAAATATGAATTCTTTAAACTGTTTGGATGAGATAGCTTCTTTAACTGTTAATCAACCCCCTAATGGTACTTTTACCATAAATTTAAAGTCTGGATCATCAAACCGAATAGCTCAACTTATATGTAATACATCCACAACACTAAATATAGTATCTCCAGCTGATGAAACTCGTTTTTCTACAGCCTTAATATCTTGTGATACACTCACCATAAGTGGACCATGCTATATTAAACCATTTAGTATTAGCGTTAATAAAAATACAACACTAACAAATATTAGTGGAAGTATTAATAGTCTTAATCAATCTAAAAAAGATATAAATAATACATCATTATTTAATACTGTAAACTTATCCGATACAAATATTTTTGTTGGCAATATAGAAATTAATAATTCTGTTTTTTTAAATTCATCTATAAGATCTACAAAGACTATCACCCTAAACGACGGAGATAACGATGATTTTAAGAATACCTTGATTTCTGGTAATATAGTTAACATTAATAATTTTAACTTATTTGATTTATCAGTAATAGCTGATAAAACAGCCAATATTTCTAATTCACAAAATATTATAGGATTAATTGATAGTCCAGAAATAAATATAGTTAACGCATACGTTATTAATGGATTACAAGCAACAAAAACACAAAGAATGGTTATTGAGATGCAGGGATCGTTATCTAATGATCAAAATAATTTACCTTATGACGGTAGATCCAGAATAAATCAATATCTTGGACCATCAGACTCTATACGAATAGAAGGAGCTGATAACGAAGATAATAGCACAGTACTTACTCCTTCTTGTAGCATTGTTAGTCCTAATATTCTCTTAGATAATTTTATTAATTATGGTACTGTTGTTGGAGAAAGAATTACTTTAAAAAATGGAATCAACTACGGTTCTATTAGAGGAAGATTTATAGCAAATGAAAATACTATTAATAATGGAACTATAACAAATATATGAACATATCTTATACTATTAGTGTTTATAATGAAATATTAGAAATAGAAAAACTTTTATCTTTTTTATTTAAAGAGATAACAATTGAAGATGAAATAATTGTACTTCATACATATAGAAATCCAGAAGAACAATACGAACAATGGTTCTTAGACATACAAAATATTTGTAAAAAATATAGTCATATATATAAAAATTTTCATTTTCAAAATAATTTTTCTAGTATGAAAAACACTTTAAATAATTTAGCAACAAAAAATTTTATTATAAATCTAGATGCAGATGAGATGATCTATAGTCAAACACTACAATTATGGAAAACTATTATACAACAAAATAATAATAATGATTTATTTTTTGTACCTAGAATTAATACTGTTGATAATTATACTATCGAGGATATTAAAAAATATAATTGGTCAATAAATCAACACGGGTGGGTAAATTGGCCCGACTATCAACCAAGAATATACAAAAACAACTGTGGAATAGAATGGCGCGGAGATGTACATGAACAACTTGTAAATCATAGAAGTTCCGCGATCTTGCCGAGTGAGCCGAATCTATCTATTATACATCATAAAACTATAGAAAAACAAAGACAACAAAACGAATTTTATAAACATATATAATCATTTTTGATATGGAAAAACACATAATACAAATAGGTGCTTGTGGTGGAAAAGATCATGTTACTGAATCTCTCACCAGACCATTAGCGAATACTACAATTCATCTGATAGAACCTCTAGATAATAATTTTGCCAAGTTACAAATAAACTATAAAAATATCGCCGCTATTAATCAAGTTATTTTTTATAAATGTGCTATTTCAACATTTACTGGTAAAATACCTCTATACTGTCAAAAAAATATACGCAATCCCAATAATTTAGATGAACATTGCTCTATTAGTTATGATCACTTATTAGCCCACGGACACCAGAACAATATAGAGAAAATCGAGGCCGACTGCTATACCTTAAATGATTTTATAGATAAGTTTAATATAAAAGGCATTATAGATTATCTATATATAGACACAGAAGGACATGATTGCGATATATTATTGTCTATAAATTTTGACAATTTAGATATTAATAATATATTCTTTGAACAGGTTCATAGCGACGGCCCTTTTTCTAAAGGTAGAAAACTTGAACAAACAATATCTTATTTAACATCACACAACTATACAATAAAACAAAATAGTGGTTTTGATATTCTTTTTACAAAACAAATTCTATAGATAAATATAAACAATATAGTCGAGTAAAATATGAAAACAATTAAAGAATACGAAGATCTAGCTAAGGATCTGATCAATAAAAAAATTACTATGGTTCGTCCAGATGAATTTAAAACAATATTCAAACATTATTCCAAAATATCCGAAGTTGAAGGAGACATAGTTGAATGCGGCGTCTGGAGGGGCGGATTTTCCATATTTCTAAGTCGTGTATTTGAAAACAAAACTATTTGGGTATGTGATTCATACGAAGGATTCCAGCCCTTAGCAACAGCAAAACATAAGTATGACAAAGAAAGACATACTCCTAACTTTACACATAATGCTGTGGGTCCATTGGCTATTAGTTTAGAGCAAGTTAAAACTAATTTTGAAAATTATGGTTTGGGCAATCAAGATCGAATCAAATTTTTAAAAGGATTTGTTAAAGACACTTTACCCACCTCCGGAATCAAAAAGATAGCTTTACTAAGAATAGATGTAGACGCCTATTCTGCCACATTAGAAACCTTAGAAGAATTATATGATAAAGTTCAATGTGGAGGATATATTATATTTGATGATTCGTGTCTATATGAAACTTTGGACGCTATTAAAACATTCTTCGGGCAAAGAAATATTCCTGAATTCATTAACCATCCGGTAACCGATCAGCCTTTAGACATTAATAAAAAACACACCAATGATAACTCAGGCTTACCGGCAGGATGCTATATTATAAAAGAATAATCACCTATACATACCTTAAACTGAAAAATAAAAATTTAATATGGCTCACTATGCTCAACAAGAATTTTTAATTAATGTTAGAAGGCATTTCTTATCTTATTTTATAGGAAAATCTCTATCTGATAAAATTAATGTCATAGACTTTGGATCTCAAGATATCAATGGAAATAATCGTTTTTTATTCTTTAATTATAACTATACTGGTGTTGATATTGGTCCAGGAAATAATGTTGATATAGTATCAAAAACTCATGAGTTTCAAAGCGACCAAACTTATGATATTGTTATAAGCACAGAGGCTCTTGAGCACGATATGTTTTGGGAAAAATCTATACAACGTATGGTAGATTTACTGAAACCAGGTAAATTAATGCTTATTACATGCGCTTCCACAGGCAGGCCCGAACACGGCACAGTTAGGTCCGAAGGCAAAGATGCCTTCTCTTCTCCCTTAACAGCGAATATAGAAGAGGGAGACTGGATGAACTATTACAGAAATATAACAGAATATGATATTAGATCTGTTCTAGACATAGATAAAATCTTTGCTTCTTACCAATTCTTCTATAATCCCGAGCCTCATTGCGACTTATATTTTTATGGACTAAAAGCTTTATGAAAATTTTCTATAGGATTAGTGATACTGGATATCCAAAAAACAAACCATCTTATATCAATAATAAAAATTGTTTACATAATTTTTGTCAACATTTTGATCCATCTGACATCAACATCATTGCAGACAATGTAAGCGATAATACATATAAAATGATTAATGAATATGTTAAAAAAGATCAAATCGAAAAAGTTGCAGTGGGTCATGGAGCAGGAACATTTAATTTAGCTCTAGATAGAGCATTATTATTAGATGACGAAGAATATATCTATTTTGTTGAAAACGATTATCTTCATAGAACTAGAAGTTCTAATATTTTATTAGAAGGATTTACAATAGGATTTCCTTATATTACACTATATGACCATCCAGATAAATATATAGATCCTTCTAATGGAGGCAATCCTTTTTGTAGTGGTGGGGCGGAAAACACCAGAGTCTATTTATCTCAATCGTGTCATTGGAAAATTACCAATTCTACTACCATGACCTTTGCAACCACCGTTAAAACGCTAAAGCAAGATGAATATATTTTGAGAAAATGGACAAGTGGTACGCATCCTAATGACTTTCAAATGTTTTTAGAACTAGCAAAAAACCAAAAATTTTTAATTTCGCCTATCCCGGGATATTCTACGCACGGAGAAACACAATACTTATCACCATTAATTAACTGGAACAATTATGTATAAATATATGTATAATACAAATGAATTTAACTTTGCTTCAAGTCTAGCTAAAATTTTCAATGTTGCTGATTTAGCAACTATCAATAGCGATATTGATCTGCTGAAAAGAGAAAATGATCAAAGTACACCTCATCATAAATTATTTTATGAATGGAGCAGGACTGGTGATTTTACCTCTATGTATGATTTATTTATTAAGCAATATATTAGGCCACTATATGAGAACTCAATTGTTATTCAAAAAATCCCCACTTTTCGCATTTGTTATCCTAATAATATAGCTGTTGGAGAATTCCATAAAGATAAGTGGTATAGAAATGGCGATTGGGCAGCAAAAGTTAAAGAATTAAATTTTTTCCTGCCTTTTACAGATGCTTTTGATACTAATACCATATGGGTAGAATCTTCTGAAGATAAAAATGATTTTAGTCCAATGATTTGTAAATATGGTGAATTTATACAGTGGGACGGGCCAAATCTTTTACATGGAAACAAAATAAATACAACTGGTAAAACAAGAGTTAGTATCGATTTTAGAGTAATAGAATATAAGAATTATATTCCTAGTGAACACGGATCTATCAACATGAAATCCAAATTTAAAATAGGAGAATATTATAATTTCTATGATTAGTGTTATTATACCTACATATAATACTCCAACGGCTCTTGATTTATGTATAAAATCTGCTATAGAATCACAAAATAATATAAATAATATTGTTGTTGTAGTTGACGGAACATTTGAAATTAATAAAGATATACTACTCAAATATAAAAAATATATTAATCCTATTATTCTTGACAAGAATGTAGGAACATGCAAAGCAACTAATATTGGGGTTTATGAATCTCAATATGATTCTATCTTAATTGTTAATGATGATAATGTTTTTCCTAAAAAATGGGATATTATTTTATCTGATATAGACATATCCCAAAGCGTTATTAGTCCGAATCAAATAGAACCATATAATAGCATATTTAGTCAGTTTCACATCAAAGACTTAGGTAGAGATCCTAAAAGTTTTGATCTTAATAGTTTTCTTGAGTATTCTGATAGAATCAGTAAAAATATTATAGAAGATTCCGGTTCAACATTTCCTATTTTTATGAATAAAATAAATTTTCTAAGATGTGGAGGTTTCGATCAAGATTATCCTTCTCCTAGCGGTTTTGTAGCAGACTGGGAATTTTTTATGAAATGTAAAATGAATGGTCTTAAAATGCAAAGAATATATAGCCTTCACTTTTATCATTTTGTATCAGTATCAGCAAAATCGCCTGATCAAATTGAAAAATCTAAAATATATGAATATAATAGTCATTTATATTTTAAGTATAAATGGGGAAGACTAGCACAACACAACCCAATAGATAACTCTAAGTGTCTCAATGCAAATTAAATTAAGTAATATAATATCTGATTCGTCGGTTGGTTTTGTTGGAAATATCAGTGACAAAGAATCTTTAGTAAAATTTATACAATATTTTATTTTCAATGAAACATGGCTTAATAAATTTAATAAAATTGTATTAAGTATTAATGGATCAGATGAATCACTAGCAAACGATTGCAATAAACAATTAAATAATATATATAATCAAAATAAAATACAAATCCTATATAATAAAAACATAGGACCTATTTTTGGTGCTATGCATCTAGATTTTATTCTATTTGAATATTTTAAACAAACAAATACTAAATATGTTTGGAAATTTTCAAATGATATTATTTCGGATATGAGTATTTTTGATGTGATTATAGATAATAACTATGATTTTTTCTATATTAATAATATAGGATATGCTGCTTTTAATAATGTTAGCAAAAAACAATTATTTGATAATATAAAAAACCAATCTTATTTTTATCCACAAACTAACTACTATATATATAAAAACAAAATTACTAACTGGTATCCGGATTATTCTGAAATTATTAGATTAAAAACTCTTTATGAAGAAATAAAAAAGAAACACCCACATTATTATCCTTGGGATGCTATACAGGGATGTGATTGCGAGAGTATGTTAGCAAAAACAATTATAGATAATAATCTCAAAGCATATCATCTACTGTCTGATAACGATACAGCAAAAATTATAGAAGCTGTTTATGCTTATAAAATAGGAGACGGTAGTCATAAAAATATACAATATTCTAATATTGGTAATCTTTGTCATTATCATTTCATGAACCAACCAATTTTAAAAATATAAATGATCCTATTGACATAGTTGTGATCTGCGGTATCATATGTTATATGAAAAACAGACCAAACTGGACAGATTATTTTCTTGGACTATCCAAAGTAGTTTCTCAAAGAAGCCACGATATACACACCCAACACGGATGTGTGATTACAGATAAGCAAAATAGAATTTTAGGCGTGGGATATAATGGTTTTCCTCGTGGTCTGGATGATTCCCAGTTACCAACCGAAAGACCAGACAAATACGATTGGATGGTACATAGCGAAAGAAATGCTCTTAGTAATTGCGTAGTAAGACCAGATGGCGGAACAGCATATGTTACCGGTCAATGTTGCAATGATTGTATTATAGCATTATGGCAAGAAGGCATCGACACCGTCTATATGATAGATAATCACGGGACGGTTCTGTTTGATAACAAAGCAAAGGAAAGATTCGATAAATTTGTGAAAATGAGTGGTATAAAAATTTTTTACATACAACCAAATCTTGATTGGATGAAACAAAGTATTGGTGTATTATGATAGTTACCCTATTTTATATTGTGTCTATAATACATACGATAAGAATATATTTTGACCCAACTTTTAATCCTGTCGATAAAGAATTTGCTAGTTTGGTCATGTTGGGGTTTATGTCTTTACTACTAAAAAAATAACGGAGTCTTATTATGATTTTTGATGAGCAAATTAGTCGCAAGCCGGATAATTATCCATGGACACAAGACTTCATAGAGGCTATGCATAATGGCTTTTGGACACACAGAGAATTTAATTTTAGTAGTGATACTCAAGATTTCAGGGTTAATTTAACTGAACAACAAAAACAAATAATAATTCGAGCACTATCAACTATAGGCCAACTAGAAATCAGTGTGAAGAAATTTTGGGCCAAACTAGGAGACAATCTGCCACATCCATCTCTGAATGATTTAGGATATACAATGGCTCATGTGGAAGTTATTCATGGCGATGCTTATGAAAGACTTTTAGAAGTTTTGGGCATAGATGATAATTTCGAAAAAATCTTAGAATTAGATATTATCAAAGGCAGGGTTAATTATCTTCGTAAGCATTTACATAAATTCCATCAAGATAACAAAAAACAATTTATTTACTCTCTTATTCTATTTACTCTATTCGTTGAGAATATAGCATTGTTTTCTCAATTTTATACTATTAGTTATTTTGGTAGATTTCTGAATTTACTTAAAGATACAAATAAGCAAGTTGAATATACCAGTAGAGAAGAAAATCTTCATGCTATGATAGGTATTAAAATAATCAACACCATTAAACAAGAATATCCAGAACTGTTTGATAAAGAACTAGAAGATAAAATTATTCACGAATCCAAGGAAGCGGTCAAATACGAATGCGAAATTATTGACTGGATTGTTAATGGTTATGTAGAAGAAAATCTAAATTCTGATCTTCTTAAAGAGTTCATCAAAAATAGACTAAATGAATCGTTGAGCCAAATAGGATACGAACCTGTATTTGATATTGATCAAAAATTGTTGTCAAAAACATTATGGTTCGACGAACAGATTCTTGGTAACAATATGACCGATTTCTTCCATTCTCGCCCCGTAGAATACTCTAAGAAAGCTCTGTCGTTCGACATAGAGGCTTTGTTTTAATCACTGCTACAGGTTTTATAGGACTTTAAATGACGACCCAACCATACTATTGGCTTAATTCACATAGTCGCCTATTCTTAGAAAGAGGATATCTTCAACAAGATGTTTCTCCAGAAGATAGAATAAAAAATATATCTCAAAATGCTGAAAAATTATTAGGTATTCCAAATTTTGCAGAAAAATTTGAAAAGTATATGAGTTTAGGATTTTACTCATTATCCACACCAGTTTGGACTAATTATGGTAATTCCCGAGGATTGCCAGTTAGTTGCTTTAATTCCCATATCAGCGACAGAATGGACAGCATTCTGTATAAAGTGGCCGAAGTTGGTATGATGAGCAAATTAGGCGGTGGTACTAGTGGTTATTTCGGAGAATTAAGATCACGAGGAGCGAGTATTAGTGTTGGAGGAGAAAGTAGCGGCCCTGTTCACTTTATGGAATTGTTCGATAAAGTAGCAGATGTTATTAGTCAAGGATCGGCACGAAGAGGAAGCTTTGCGGCCTACTTGCCGGTGGAGCATCCTGATATAGAGGAATTTTTACAAATTCGTAATGAAGGTCATCCTATTCAAAATATGAGTATTGGTGTTACAATAACCGATGAGTGGATGCATAGTATGGTAGAAGGAGATAAGCACAAAAGAAAAATTTGGGCTAAAATTATTCAAAAACGATTTGAGAGTGGATATCCATATATATTCTTTTATGATACTGTAAACAATAATGCTCCGCAAGCTTATAAAGACAAAAATATAAAAATAAATAGTAGCAATCTATGTTCAGAAATTAATCTAGCATCAGATGAAAATAATAGTTTTGTTTGTGTTCTAAGTTCTCTTAATCTACTTCATTGGGATGAAATTATACAAACCGACGCGATAGAAACTCTTATCTACTTCTTAGATAGCGTTAACCAAGAGTTTGTAAATAAAACAGAGAATATTCGTTTTATGAAGAGCGCAAGAAACTTTGCCTTAAATCATAGGGCATTAGGTATGGGAGTATTGGGATGGCATTCATATCTTCAAAGCAAAATGATAAGCTTTGAAAGTATGCAAGCTAAACTAATTAATACTAATATGTGGCAAACTATTAGAGAACGATCAGATAAAGCATCAAGAGAATTAGCAGAAAAATTCGGAGAGGCTCCTATTCTAGAAGGATATGGCCGTAGAAATGTAACAACGCTAGCAATTGCTCCAACAACTAGCAGTAGTTTTATATTGGGACAAGTAAGTCCTAGCATAGAACCATTGAATAGTAATTATTTTGTTAAGAATTTAGCAAAAGGAAAATTCACATATAAGAACCCTCATCTAAAAGAAATTCTTAAAAAATACAATAAAAATGACGAAACTGTCTGGAAGAGTATTCTCGTTAAGGGAGGTTCTGTTCAACATCTAAAGTTCTTATCCGATAATGAAAAAGAAGTATTTAAAACATTTGGAGAAATTAGTCAGAAAGAAATTATTATTCAAGCGTCTCAGAGACAAAAATATATAGATCAGTCTCAGTCTTTAAATCTAATGATAGGTCCAGATATACCACCAAAACAAGTTAGTGATCTTCTTATAGAAGGGTGGAAATTAGGCATTAAAACCTTTTATTATCAACGAAGCGCCAACCCCGCTCAAGAATTAGCAAGAAATATTTTGTCATGTAGTAATTGCGAATCTTAAAGGAGAATATATAATGGGAAATGTATTTGAAGATCAAACAAAATTTATGGTTGCTTGTGACCAAACAGTTTGCGAATGGAATCAATCTCAACTAGATATGTATTATACTCTTATCAAAGAAGAAGTATCGGAATTACAAGAGGCTCTACATAATAAAGATAAAGTAGAAATACTAGATGCTTTAATAGATATCATTGTGGTTACAGCAGGAGCTATAAACAGCACAGGCAGCAATGCTCAAGGGGCATGGGATGAAGTGATGAAAACCAATTTCGCTAAAGTAGATCCTGTTACAGGAAAAGTAAAAAAGAGAGAAGATGGTAAAGTACTAAAACCAGACGGATGGAAAGCTCCTGACCTTAACTCATTTGTAATATGATATATGGTGTATATTAATATGTTATTATTAATATATCACTTATTATAAAGGGCATAACTTGAGAAAGAAAAAAAATGGTAGCACTAGAAAAGAAAAAATTATTGATCTCACAAATTCGCCCCTTAATCAAGACAATACAAGATTATCATCCAGGAATAGATTAAAACCAAGAACAGAAAATCAAAAAGAATATATACGATCTATAGTAGAAAATACTATTACTTTTTGTCAAGGTAGTGCTGGTAGCGGTAAAACACATTGTGCTGTTGGTTTAGCGTTAGAATATTTGCTAGAAGACAAAATCAAAAAAATTATCATAACAAGACCCGTTGTTGAAGCAGGAGAAAAAATAGGATATCTACCAGGTAAATACGAAGAAAAATTATTTCCCTATCTATTGCCAATAGAAGACGAAATCAATTATTTTATTGGACAAGCTCTAAATACAACGCTAAAACTCAACAATAAAATTGAGATTGTTCCTCTTGGTTTTATGAGAGGCCGTAATTTTCATGATAGTTTTATAGTTGCTGACGAGTGTCAAAATGCATCGTACGAACAATTAAAAATGTTGTTGACAAGGATTGGACAAAACAGTAAAATGGTATTGACCGGAGATGTTTCACAATCCGATCTAGCCAGACATTTACAGGGTGGTTTTTATGAGATGATAACCAATCTTGCTAATGTTGAGGGTATTGGTATTTCTACTTTAACAGACAATGATATTATTCGCAATCCTATAATAGCAAAAATCTTAGCTAAGTTAGATATTTATGAAGAAAGCAGAAAATAGTAAATGTTTACTACTTAATGCAGACTATTCGCCATTGAGAATTATTGGATGGCAAAAAGCTATAGTATGGTCTATTAAGTACGAAAATAATCCTACTTTTAAAATCGAAATCATAGAGTACTATAAAGATAAATATATACAAGGAACAAATGGAAGAACATTCTCTGTACCAATGGTGGCAAAAACATCAAAATACTTTGATATATATAGTCGATCTCTAAAATTTTCTAGAAAAAATCTATTTATTAGAGATAATTATACTTGTCAGTATTGTGGAAAAAAATTTTCATATAATGAATTAACATATGATCATGTTGTGCCAAAAAGTAAGTTCTATTCTAATAAAAGTTCTGCTACAAATTGGTCTAATATAACTACTGCTTGCATTAATTGCAATCGTAAAAAATCTAATAAAACACCCGAACAAGCTAATATGCAGATACTTACCGCGCCTACAAAACCTTTTTATGAATTAAGATACTTGCCTCTAGCAAAGGAGTTAACTACTATATACAGTAGTACAGACTATGAGGAATGGAAGAAATATATTGATTCTTATCTTGATTTACTGAAACCATAATGCCCACATATACATATTATTGTAATAAATGTAGTAAAAAATTTGAATTATTTTTTCATATATCCGATTATACCGATTGCCCATTATGCGTATTTTGTGATTCGTCAAAAACAGAACGAAGCTATCACGACGACATATGTTCTGTATCCTCGTCAATTAAAAAACATGACTCGGAATTACGCACTGTTGGAGACTTAGCAAATCGTAATAGAGATAGACTGACCGATGATCATAAACAATATCTAGCTCATAAACATAATGAATATAAACAAACGGTAAGTGATAAACCATTACCTAAAGGTATGTCTAGAGTAAAAAAACCTCCAAAACCGAAATGGACATAATTATGGATTTTTTTCGATCAAACAATAGTATTTTTGATAAACAAAACACTGCCGGGGCTCATCAAACCCTTTTTTATACCCTTGATGGGTCTCAAGAAGCATATCTCGATAATATTCCATTAAGGAACCAGGATGATAATCTGGTATATGCCAAAAAATATAGAAAAATTGATGGATCATATAAGTATATGATCAAACTTGCCAATAATGGTAAACTATATAATCCTATCTCTATATACGGAGAAGAAAAAACTAATACTTTTTTAGATAGTGTATGCAAATCATCTACTAAATTTAAGACAGTCAATGAAAAAGCTTTTAATTTTTATATACAATTTTTAACTTCAAAAAATATAGCTTATTATCATAATGCAGAAAGAGAGGTTGATTGAATGGCAAGGATTACTAAAACGCAAAAATATGCTATATTATGGTTACAGTCGCAGAATCTAACCATAGAAGATATACAAAAAGAACTTAAATTAGACTCTAAGCAAATAATTAGCGTAATTAAGAATACAACCACAAAGTCAACTACAGAAGCCCCTGTTAAAGAAAACAAAATTACATCAAAGGATCTTATGATCAGAAATAGTCAGTCTGGTACTAGAAATGTAGCTATTATGACAAAAGCTGCTTCAGAGATGAATGATGAAAATAAAAAACTAAACTATTCGAATAATAGTATCAAACCCTCTACCCATATATATAGGCCACATGGATCATAAAAATATAAAACTAGATTTGTCTCCGGAAGAACAAAAGGTTTTTGAGAAAGTTAGAGAACAAATCAAAGATAAGCTAAAAGATAATCTTAAAAACAAACCACTAGATCCTAATATAGATCTATCTGGACTTCTCCATGATCCCAATATTCTTGTTGACGATCCTATACATCCAAGACATATTAGTACTTATCCAAGAGAAATCTATGTGGAGCTAAGGATGGAAATGTCGGCAGTAAATGATATGGGACAATTTACAGAGATATCTCAAATACTCGAAAGCTTTTATCATATACCAGTACCCTCCGGTGTCGATTATCTATGTCAAATATCTGGATTCATCGATAAATTTGATAGTAGCCTATTAGATTGCGCAAAGAAAATACATAAAAAAGATGGTATCAAAGAAGTACATATCTAAATACTCCAACGATAAGCTAGTCTCTGCTGCACAATACATTACAGAAATAATATGTGAAAGAAAAGCAGTAAAAGATAAGCAAGACCTACATTATAGGTTTTGGATTAGTAAAGAATGGAGCAAGTTTTTTAGAAACCAAATAGGTTCTGCTAATAAACTACTTAAACAATATTCAGATAAAGCTATCATAGCTGCTCTTTTGAGTAGAGACGGACAAAAAATTTATTCTTTGCGAGCGCCGCATCTACCAGATATGATAGTAAAGGAACAAGCAAAACTAGATCAACAAAATCAGACCATGACTAAGCATGTTGATAGAAAAGAAGATATAATTTTTGGTATCAAAAATATACAATCAAATAAAAATATTATTTCCAGAATTAAGGACCTAGACGAATGAGCATTAAAGAAGATGTTAAAAAGGATTTCGGCTCAGATATACTATTATCTGCTAATTCAATCATAGACAGAGAATTGGTCACCATACCGGTTAGTCCTGCTCTAGATATTATACTAAATGGTGGAATACCAGAAGGTAGTTTTGTTATATTGACTGGACATCCTAAGTGTGGAAAAACAGTAACATCATTAGACTTTGCGGCTACTGCTCAGAAAGAAGAATATCAAGGAACCTTAAAAAATCCTAGGGAAGTGTTCTATCTAAACATAGAAGGTAGAATCAAGAAAAGAGACTTGGAAGGAATAAAAAATTTAGATTGTAATAGACTAAATATTATAGGTAGTCAACAGGGTAAAATATTACATGCAGAAGAGTATCTTCAAATAGCAGAAAGAATTATTAATGAAGAACCAGGATCTGTTATGATAATCGACTCCTATTCTGCTTTATGCACAGAAGCTGAGATAACTAGCGAAATGGATAAAATGCAAAGAGCAGACGGTGCAAAATTACTAGCAAAATTTTGTCGTAAAGTAGCGAATGTAATACCTGTGAATAAAAACATAGTTATAGGCATTACTCATTTAATGGGTAATCCTGGATACGGTAATGTTGAGTGGAAAGAAAAAAGTGGTCAAGCTATAGCATATCAAACAGATATCAAAATTAAAGCTAAGATGTTCAAGCCATGGTTGAGCGGTGCCGATGGTCCTCAAATAGGTCAGGAAGTAGATTGGCAAACCATATGCTCTGCTTTAGGCCCTCCTGGCGGCTCTATTAAAAGTTTCATAAGGTATGGAGAGGGTATAGATAAACCAATGGAGCTGGCAACTTTGTGTATAGATTTTGGACTAATTAATAAAAGCGGAGCATGGTATACAATTAGTTGCTTAGGAGATAAGCAAAAATATCAAGGAACAGAAAAACTTAGACAATATATAGCAGAGAATGAAACGGTTTATAACGAACTATACGAAAAACTAAATGAGACTATTGGTACACCATGCAAGTCAAAGACCTAGACGGAAATATATATCACTGGAAATTAATTGGAGGTATTTCTAATAGCTACGATGAACAAAAATCTTCTTATCATTTACTAGCAAGACAGTTAATTAGAGATTGTTTTCCAACACTACAAGTATTAGAAGAAATACCTGTTCATATCAGAAAAACAGAAATTTTATTCTTAGATTTTTATCTGCCATTAAATAAAAAATGTATAGAGGTTCACGGAGAACAACATTATGCATTCTCTAGATTTTATCATAAAGACAAGATGGGATTTTTAAGACATAAAAAAAGAGATAAAGATAAGCAAGAATGGTGCGGTATTAATAAAATAGAATATATAGAGTTACCATATAATGAATCATTACCAGAATGGAAAAAGAGAATACTAAATGAATACTAGTAGAACAGCAAAAGAAGAAATAGAACATTGGGATTCTATTTTAGATGAATATGAAAATAATATTGGATTACCAGCGTATTTATCGAATGCTTTACCTGAACAAGAGTTACAATCATACTTAACAATGAATAGAGATGTCCTAGAAAAACTTACTCCGGAACAATGCGGTGAAATCAGTTATAGATTAGGACAGTTTTCTTTTCATATACAAAGAACATTAAATAGAGAAATAGCTAGATATAATTGGTCCGAAGAAACAATTAAAGATATTATAGCAGATGATATTAATTCATATAAGGGCTACGGATATATAGAAAAATCCGCACAAGCTATCAAGCATAATGATAGGGCATCGGCATTAAATAAAATTAAAAAATATGCTAAACAAAGATCAGACAGACTAACATATATAGCAACATCTATTAAAAATCTATCGGATATACTTATTTCTATTCAAAAAACTAAGGCGTCAAAACATGGATAATCTATCACAAGAACAAATTAAAGAAATGATCTCTTTGTTGCAAAGCATGTTGACAAAGGACGTGCCAAGCGGTATAACTGATGATGAACCCAAAATCGCAGAGTCAAATTATTCTATAAAAACTCGTGATAAAAAACCAAGAGTATCGTCTATTAATAAGTTTGATAGTATGACAGAAGCTAATTTACATAAAGACGATGTAGAAATTGATAAAAAATTAGCTAAATATGCTCCCACACCAAGGGTTAGAAAATTTCAGCCAATATCTGTTGTGTGTAGAATTTGTGGTAAAAAAGAAAGCATAAGTCCAACATTGATACATGATAATGTTGAGAGATATAAGTGCAATAAATGTTCACAGGGAGCAGGCTGATATGATCCTATGCGATACTTCTGCCGAAAGAGCTGTTTTGGCAGGAATATGTAAATATACTGAAGATGCGTATCTAGATATTTCTGATATTATTCAGGAATCTTCTTTTACAGTAGATAGTAATAAGTTTATATTTAAATGTCTTAAAACATTATTGGATAGAGATATAAAAATATCTATCGATGTAGCGTCGATATTTTCTGTAGCAGAGGAACTTGGATTATCTCATATTCTATCGAAAAAAGAGGAAATACAACATCTTAAAGCCATACTAGATTTTCCTGTTAATATTTCTAATATTAGAAAATTTGCTTCAAAAATTCGTAAGCTAGAAATAGCTAGACTATTAAGACAACAGTTAGAACAAGCACAAGACAAAATATTAGACGTTACTGGCAACGAAAGCATAGGTTCTATATTAGGTATAGCTGAGGATAGTATTTTTGATTTCTCTAATCTTCTAAATGATGTTGATAATAATGCGGAACGTATTGGCTCAAATCTTGATGATTATATAAATAACTTACTAGAGAACAAAATAGATCAAGTCGGTATACCAACAGGATTTCCTGTTTATGATCAGGCTATAGGCGGAGGTCTTAGGAAAGGCACTATCAATGTTATAGCAGCCAGACCAAAAGTTGGTAAAACTCTTTTGTCCGATAATATGGGATTTTACATAGCAAATAAGCTTAAAATTCCTGTACTAAATATGGACACCGAAATGTCCAAAGAAGATCATTTGAACAGAGTTTTGGCTATGATGACAGAAATAGAAATTAATCATATCGAAACCGGCAAGTTTTCTGATACACCAAACAAACTATCAAAAATAAAAGCAGCTGTAGAAGATCTAAAAGAAACAAAATTATTTTATAAATCGATAGCCGGTAAGCCATTCGAAGATCAACTTTCGATTATGAGACGATGGCTTATTAAAGATGTTGGCTTAAATGATGACGGAACAGCTAAAGATTGTGTAATTTTTTATGATTATCTGAAACTAATGGACTCTGCTGGGATATCTCAGGATATGAAAGAATACCAAGTATTGGGTTTTATGATGACATCGCTACATAATTTTGCTACCAAATATAAAATTCCAATAGTGGCATTTATACAATTAAATAGGGACGGCATAACAAAAGAGAGCACCGACACAGCCAGTGGTTCAGATAGAATTATATGGCTGTGTAGTAATTTCAGCATCTTTAAAAGAAAAACTCCAGAAGAGATATCTGAGGACGGTCCAGAAAATGGTAATAGAAAACTTGTGCCGCTTATTAGTCGTCATGGTGGAGGACTAGACGATAATGACTATATCAATTGTCATATGAAAGGCTGGTGCGCTAAAATTACAGAAGGTAAAACCAGATTAGAGCTAGTAACAAATACAAAAAATAATAGTGATGGATTTATAATGGAGGATATTCATGCAAATGATGAAGAAATCCCGTTCCAATGATCAAGATAAATATAAAATATTATGTGACTTATTATGTGATAATATAGATGACCTATTATCTTATTTTGATATAAAGTATAAACATGCCGGTAAAATGGTATCAATGGCGTGTCCAATACATCAAGGAGACAATAGTAGTGCATTAAATCTATATATAGAAGGCGATTCTTATAGAGGAAATTGGAAGTGTCGAACACATCAGTGTGAAAAAACGTTTAAAGGATCTATTCTAGGATTTACCAGAGGATTATTATCCTATCAAAAATATAATTGGTCAAAAGATGGTGATAAAATGGTATCTTTTGAAGATACTATACAATTTGTATCAAAATTTCTAAATAAAGACTTAAGTAATATCAAAATATGTAAAGTATCTAAAAATAAAAATACTTTTACAAATGCTGTTAGTCAAATAGCTATACAAAATCACATATCCAATACAGAAAAAACAATCAATAGAGATAAAGCTCGATCTTTACTTAATATTCCATCTGAATATTATCTTAACAGAGGATTCAGCAGAGCTATACTAGATAAATATGATGTTGGTTTATGCTCTAACCCAAACAGAGAAATGTATAATAGAACGGTAGTTCCTATTTATGATTTAGATCATGAGTACGTTATAGGTTGTTCCGGAAGAAGTATTTTCGAAAAATGTCAAAAATGTTCGTGTTTTCATAACCAGCTAGATAATTGTCCATCTGAGGACAAGCTATATTTATATCCAAAATGGAAACACAGCCTAAACTTTAAAAGTCAAAACTCTCTATACAATATATGGTTTGCTAAAAAACATATTCAGGAAACCGGTATTGTGATTCTCGTAGAGAGTCCTGGTAATGTATGGAAATTAGAAGAAAATAATATCCATAACAGCGTTGGCATTTTTGGTTGTTCGCTCAGTGATAAGCAAAAAATGATTCTGGATTCAACCGGAGCTATGACTATAATACTTCTAATGGACAACGATGAAGCCGGTAAAAAAGCATCGTCACAGATCAAAGAAAAATGCGAAAATACTTATAAGGTATATTGTCCAGAAATTTCAAAAGGTGACGTTGCAGAGATGACTTCTGTTGAGATAGAACAGCAAATCAAAACTTTTATTAGGAATATTGTACTATGATCATAGGACTATCTGGACGTAAACAATCCGGCAAAACTATTTGTTCAGATTTTTTAAAAGGATTATTATTGGCCAATGGATACTCAGATGTTGCAATATATAATTTTGCAGACCCATTGAAAGAAGACATCTGTATGAATATGTTTGGATTATCCTATGTTCAATGTTATGGTGAAGATCATAATAAAAATGAACTAGTTGATGCCTATTGGGATAATAAACAATTGACCGCTAGAGATCTGATGCAATTAATAGGCACTGATTTATTTAGAAAATTAAATAATAATGTTTGGGTTAATGCTTTGATGAATAAAATAAAGAAAAATAAACATGAGGTTGTCATAGTATCTGATTGTAGATTTCCAAATGAAATAGAAGCTATTAAAAATCAAAACGGTATTATTATACGTCTGAATAGAAATCCACACAACTCTGATCACAGTAGTGAAACAATATTAGATGCAATAAATTATAATTGGAATAAATTTGATTTTATCATTAATAATGCTCATATGACCGTAAGAGAACAATTTGAGACCATAAAAAAAATTATTATTCAGAAAAATATTCTACCAAAAGAAACTATATGATTATCACATATCTAAGAAGTTCCAGTTACGGAACACACTCCATGTGTCCTATGCAATATATGTTCGAATATGTTCTTGGGATAAAATCTAAATCCAACAAAAAAGCAGATAAAGGTACTATATGTCACAAAGTTTTCGAAATTCTTGCACATATAAAATTGTGTGATCAAAATAATCAACAGTACTATAATGATACAGAAATATTGGGTATAATAGATATTAATAATTATGATATTAATCTAATTATAGAAAAAGTATACGATTATTACATATCAAAATTTAATCATCATGAGTGGTCGGCAGCCGACTATAATGAATGCAAAAAATGGATTTTTAAAGCCCTTAATTATTCTGATGGCATATTTGATCCTAGGAATAAAAATATTGTACAACCAGAACAGCATTTTGATATAGAAATAAAAAAAGAATGGGCTAAATATAATTATCAAACTAAAACGGGACAAATTAATGGGTACTTAGCTATTAAAGGAACTATGGATCTAATAGCGCGCGTCAATGACGATACACTAGAAATTATAGACTATAAAACCGGCAAGAGATTAGATTGGGCAACCGGTCAGGAAAAAACCTTGGCAAAACTACATGAAGATCCACAACTAATGCTCTACTACTATGCTGTACATAAATTATACCCAGATGCTAAATATGTTATAGTGTCTATATATTTTATTAATGATGGTGGTATGTTTTCGATCTGTTTTGACAAGTCTCATATATCTAAAATTGAAAATATGTTAAAGAATAAATTTGAAACCATAAAAAATACTACTAATCCAGAACTAAACAAAAGCTGGAAATGTACAAAATTATGTCATTTTGGCAAAAATACATTTAATAATACCAATCATCTTCCCATAATAGAATATAGAGAAAATCAGATTACACCACTTGGTGAACATATGACAATGTGCGAACAAGTTCATCACGACATATCGGTTAAGGGCATAGATGTGGTGGTTGACGAATACCAAGCTCCGGGGTATAATGTAGGACAGTACAAAGCTCCGGGTAGTGCCGAATAGTTTTGTTATAAATAGTTGACAGATCTTTAGAAAAGGAAAGGATAAAAATATAATGGATATGAGAAGAACGTATGTTCCTCTTCATGTCCATTCCTAGTGACTCATTACTCACTATTGGATGGACTTTCTCAACCTCATCAAATCGCCGATAGATGTTTGGAAATTAATGCAAAATCATGCGCACTAACAGATCATGGAAATATTTCTGGAGCTATTAAGTTTTATACAGAAATGAAGAAGAATAGCATCAAGCCTATTATTGGCTGTGAGCTATATATCGCTTCCGACGATGCTTCTGTTCAAACTAAGGAAAATAAAAAACTAAGCCATTTACTGGTTTTGGCCAAAAATTACAGAGGATGGAAGAATTTAATAGAAATTGTTTCTTTATCTAACAGACCCAATTTTTACTATCATAAACCAAGATTAGATTTGTCCTTATTAAAAGAATACGTTAGAGGTGATCTAGTCTGTATCTGTGGACATTTAGGATCTTTTATTGCCGACAAGCTTGTTATTGCCGACAAGATTGTATCAGATTGGAAAAATATTGGAATCGAACATATTAACTCTTTTAAGGACATCTTTGGAAAAGATAATTTTTTTCTAGAATCCCAACTAATGGATCAAGAAAACTTACCCATACAAAAGACCCTAACAGACTGCATTAGAGAACTAGGCGTAATAACCGATACCAAGGTTGTCTGCACACCAGATGCCCATTACTGTAGAAAAACAGACGCGGTAGATCAAAGAATTTTACTATGTAATAATCTAAAAACAACTTTCGGAGAAATTAGTAAAAAAATTCATAATCACGAAGATATTCCTCTCTCTGCTTTTTTTACATCAGACAATTTTCATATATTATCTCAAGAAGAAATGCATAGTATACATACTGAGGAGGAAATAGAAAATACAAACTTAATAGATAGTATGTGTGAAGAATATAATATATTAGATAAGCCTAATTTACCTCCTTTTAGTTGTCCGGCAGGGTATACAGATGCTGAATATCTTAGGGAATTATGTAGAAAGGGCTGGAAACAAAAAATAGCAAAAACAGTACCAGAAAATGATCAGGGTATTTATGTTGATCGTATCAAATACGAACTAGATGTTTTGCAAGGTGCCAATCTTTCTAGTTATTTTCTACTTGTACAAGATATTGTGAATTATGTAAAAACTAATAATTGGTTACCAGGACCGGGTAGAGGCAGTGCTGCTGGTTGTCTGGTGTCTTATTTGATCGGCATTACAAATATTGATCCTATTAAATATAATCTAATGTTTGATAGATTTTATAATTCTGGAAGAAATACTAAAGATAGAATATCAATGCCAGATATAGATGTGGATGTACCAATTAATAAAAGAGAAAATATCATACAATATATTAAAAATAAGTATGGAGAAGATAAGGTTTCTCAAATGATAACTTTTAACACTATCAAAGGTAGGGGTGCTCTTAAAGATGTTCTTAGAGTATATGGCAATATATCTTTTGACGAAATGAATAAAATTACTAAGAATATCCCGGATGAAGCAAAAATTGCCGATGAGCTTCAAGAAATGAAAGAAGAAACAGGAGAAGCATCTATTATAAGATGGGCTTTAGAAAATAATGCAGACGGCTTAAAAGATTATTGTTATATAGATTCTAATAATACTTTAAATGGTCCACTTGCAAAAAGATTCGAGCAGGCTATTAGACTAGAAGGAACAAAATCGAATCAATCTAAACATGCGGCCGGAATAGCCATAAGCGCTAGTCCACTCAAAGATATTTGTCCTATGATTTATGATTCTAAAAATGAACAAATGATAGCTGGAATGGAGATGCAAGATCTAGAATCATTAGGAATAATAAAATTTGATATTCTCGGTGTAGCAATGCTAGATAAAATTATGACGATTCAAGATCTATTAAAAGAAGGAGAATAATTATGTCACTACAAAAATTTGCAGATATTTCGGTTGGCACCAAGTTTAAAACAGATAATAAAGAATTTATTAAAATTCAAGACGAAAGAATATCTTGCTGTAAACTCTTCAATGCTGTTCTTGCCACAGATTCAACAAAAAAACATTTCATAATTCCTATTACAGAGGTAGAAGTTGTAACAGAATGATCAATTATAACAAAATTTGTGTTTTTGATTTTGAAACGGACGGCGTAGATGCAGAGTCTTGCAGTCCTGTCCAATTGGCTGCTGTGATAATCGATCCCATTAATCTAGAAATTATACCCAATTCAGAATTTAATATTTATTTTAAGCCAGAAACTCTTGAAAAAGATTCCGACTACGTATATACCACAGATGTTGTAGATTTTCATGCCAAGGTTTATGGTTGCTCAAAAGAAGATATTATAAGTAAATGGAAAGCAAATCCTGCTCAAGAACATTCTTGGAAAATGTTTACAGACTATCTCGATAAATACCATACAAGATCGTCTAAAAAAAGTCAGTTTACAGCACCAATAGCTGCTGGATATAATATATATAGATTTGATTTACCCATAATCAATAGACTTAGTAGCAAATATAAAAACATAAATAAAGAAGGAAAAACAGATCTTTTTTATCCTAGAGATGTTATAGATGTAATTAATCTTATATTTTATTGGTTTGAACAGAATAGTGATATTAAGAGTTATACTTTAGATTCACTAAGAGAATATTTCGGAATATCAAAGGAAGGTGCTCACGATGCTTCCAAAGATGTCATAGACACAGCGAATATAATGATTAGATTTATGAAACTACACAGAAGACTCTCTAAGAACATTAAATTTAAGGATTCTTTTAGATGAAGAAATTTGCATACTCATGTGGTTGTTCATTTGATTTATTGGATCAAAATAAAACAAATATTGCTTTTAATCCGATAAACAATCAAATAAATCTAGATTGTCCTAAAACATGGAATCTTATTTCTGATGGTAACACAAAAGGTTGTTTTCAATTAGAGTCTCGTTTAGGGCGATCAATGGCGAAAAAGTTAAAACCACAGAACATAGAACAGCTATCCGCATTAATCAGCATTCTAAGACCAGGATGCTTAGAAGCGGTAAGAGACGGTAAAACTGTTAGTAGTCATTATATAGATAAAAAGAATGGCAAAGAATCTGTAGATTATTATCATCCAGCACTAGAATCCATACTTAAAAAGACCTATGGTGAAATGATTTATCAGGAACAGGCTATGGAAATAGCTAAAGAAATAGCCGGATTTGACCTACAAGAAGCAGATAATCTTAGAAAAGCTATTGGTAAGAAAAAACCAGAAGAAATGTCCAAACTAAAAAATAAATTTATAGATGGGGCCAAACACAAAAAAATAGTTTCGGTATCAGAAGCTGAGGAAATTTTTGGATGGATAGAAAAAAGCCAAAGATATTCTTTTAATAAAAGTCATGCAGTATCGTATGCGATTAATGCCTATTTATCCGCATATTGTAAGGCTCATTTTCCTAAAGTTTTCTTTGCTTCGTATCTTAGATTCGCTAAAGATAAAATAGATCCTAAAGCAGAAATCAAATCTTTAGTTCAAAATGCTACAGAAATGGATATATTGGTTAGTGTTCCAGACTTACGTCTTATGAATGAACTATTTATACTAAAAGATAAAAATATATATTTTGGTTTAACAGATATTAAAGGTTTTGGATCTTCTGTATATAAAAAATTATCTACTATAGTAGAAGATAATAAGATTGATCTATACCAATCTAGTTGGTACGATATTCTATTTCGTATATTACTTAATATTAATTCTACAGCAGCTAAAGCTCTAATAAAATCGGGATCTCTTGACTTTACAAAAAAAACTAGAACAAGTATGTTATTTGAATTTAGTTTAGTTAGCGAGCTTACCAACAAAGAAATATTATATCTAATAAATCAAATATCTTCATGTAGTACTATATATGAGTATATATATAAACTATGTCATGAACATAAATTAACACAAAAAAGAAAAACTACTATTAATAGTATGTTAGACACAATTAAAAAACCACCATATTCTCTGGATGATAATCCTGAATGGATTGCTGATTCCGAAGATGAGGTTTTAGGATGTCCTATTACTTGTTCAAAAGTGGATATGTATGATGTTAGCATGACTAATTGTAACTGCAAAGATTTTAAAACTATTTTACTAAAAGATAATCTTATTGTGTGCGGAGAAATTTCTAGCTTAAATATAACAAAAACAAAGTCTGGAAAATCTCCTGGTGCAGAGATGGCTTTTGTATGCTTAACGGACGGCTATGGATCTATAGATAGTGTTATCTTTTTCCCCGAAGCATATAGAACATATAAACATATTCTATTTGACAATAACATAATTATTATTAAGGGTAAAAAAGGACAGGGTGATGATTCATTTATAGTAGAAAAGTGTTTTATACCGAAAACTTGACATCTGTGTGTCTTTTTGGTATAATACTGTCGTAGGCTTGGTTATTTAACTTAGGAGATAATTAATAATGAACATTAATATATTACGTGGTAATTTGGCTCGTGATCCAGAAGTTAGAACTGTCACAACAGGAGATAAACAAACATCTGTTGTAAACTTCACCATTGCTGTTTCACGAGACTACACAAAGGCAAACGGAGAAAAGGATAAGATCACAACGTTTGTTCCTTGCGAAGCTTGGGATACTGGGGCTGAAATCATAGGAGAATCCTTTAAAAAGGGTGATTTGGTTTTGGTTGAAGGCTCATTGAGAAATGATAGCTGGGAAAAAGATGGCGTTAAGCATAATTCTTTGAAGGTAAGAGTTAATAATTTTTCTAAGATTACTAAGCTATCTAGGAATCACAAAGAAGATAAGGAAAAGGTAGCTTTTTAATTATTTCGTATAATAAGTAATTTTCGATTTGGCGTAAGACTTATTTTACGCCAGATCGTTAATTACAATAAATATCATTATGAGTTCTAAACTAAAAATACTAATGGTTTCTGAGGCCAGTTTTCTTAATTCTGGTTTTGGAACATACACCAAAGAGTTGTTATCAAGACTTCACTCGACTGGAAAATACGATATAGCAGAATTTGCTTGCTATGGAAAAGTGAATGATCCAAAAGATAGTTCCATAACATGGAGATACTACGCTAATGCCGTGGATCATTCTGATCCCAGACATTCACAATACAATAGTTCTATGGAGAACCAGTTCGGAAGATGGAGATTTGAAAGAGTCTTACTAGATTTTAAACCAGATGTCGTTATTGACATACGTGACTATTGGATGAATTCATATCAGCAAGTATCTCCATTAAGACCATTTTTCCACTGGATTTTGATGCCAACAGTAGACTCCGCCCCACAGCAAGAAGAATGGATAGATACTTTTTTACATGCTGATGCTATTTTTACATACTCAGATTTTGGTAGAGATACTCTTCGTATACAAAGCAACAATAAAATAAACTACATTGACACAACATCGCCGGGTATAAATCTAGAAATCTTTCGTCCATTAGTCAATAGGGATGAGATCAGAAAAGTAATGGGTTTAGAAAATGCTTTTGTTGTTGGAAGCATAATGAGAAACCAAAAAAGAAAACTAATTCCAGAACTATTCGTTGTTTTCAAAAAATTACTCGGCCATTATCAAGAGTCAAATAATCCAGCAGGAGAAAATATATATCTATATCTACATACTAGCTATCCTGATGCTGGTTGGGATATTCCTCAACTATTAAAAGAATATGAAATAGGCAATAGAGTTTTATTTACTTACAGTTGTAAAGCATGTAATTTTCTAAGACCGTGTTTATACCAACATCCTGTAACATTTTGTCCTAAGTGTGGAAATTACTCATTTTCTATGCCGAATGTTAGCAATGGATTATCTCAAGAGGATTTGAATACAATTATCAATACTTTTGACCTATATGTTCAATATGCTATATGCGAAGGATTCGGTATGCCCCAAGTCGAAGCCGCTGCTTGCGGCGTCCCTGTGGCATCAGTAGATTATAGTGCCATGTCTGACGTTGTACAAAAACTTAATGGGTTTCCGGTAAAAGTAAAGCACTTTTTTAAAGAACTAGAAACCAAAGCTATCCGAGTGTATCCAGATAACGATCATCTAGTAGAAATCATTAAAAACTATATTTCTTCTCCCGATATTCTTAAAAATCAAAAAAGACACGAAACCAGAACATTGGTAGAAAAACACTATGATTGGAATATTATAGCTAAAAAATGGGAAAATTATTTAGATAATATTATCTTAACTAATTATCAAGGTAAATGGGACACTCAATTACCACAAATAACATCACTCACTGAACTAGAAAAAAATAAAAATCCATACGACATGATAGTAGACTGGGCATCTAAAAATGTTCCCGATAATCAAATAACAACATCTATGATTCTATTGAATATGATAAGAGATCTTGATTATGGTTTTGCTATAAATGGTATGAATACCCAACCTTACAATGTTGATAATGTAAAACAAACATTCGAGTCACTAATCAACAATCATAATATTACCATGCAGGCGAAAGATAATCCAGAACTATTATCTCAAGAAGATTTTATTATCTATGCCAATATGAAGGATCAAACCAAATGAATGCTTTATTTATAGGTCCGTATAGGCAAACAGATGGGTGGGGTATGGCGTCCAAAGACTATATTAAAGCCATAGCCACCAAGATACCCAATATAACCGCCAGACCGATATTCTTTATCAATAATTCTTCTGAACCGGATCAACAAATTATACAGTATGAAAACTCTATATATTCGTCATACGATATTATTTTTCAGAAAACTCTTCCGCATTGCATAGCTCCTATCAAAAATGGACCAAAAAATGTAGGATTGTTTGTATTAGAAACTAATAATATATCCAAATCTATTTGTATTCACAATCTTAATAATATAGACGAAATCTGCGTACCCTCCAAACAAGAAGAACTATGTTTAAAAAAGTCTGGAGTAAAAACAAAAATCAAAGTCGTATCAGAACCTATAGATATTGACATGTATAAAAATAATGCAAACTATAAATTGTCTATTTCAGGATTACCAGAAAAAGCTTTTAAGTTTTATTGTATAGGTGAGTATGTGGAGAGAAAAAATTTTGCAGATTTGATTATAGCTTTTCATCTAGCTTTTAAAGATACAGACAATGTGGTACTAGTAATTAAGTCTAGCGTACCTGGAGCTTCTCAGTCTCAATCTGTGTCTATTATCAAAGATGACATAGCAGAGATCAAAAAGAAAATGAATATTAAACAGTATTACAAAAAAGAGTTTATAATCTCTGATAGACTCTCCGATATAGATATAATAGGTCTACATAATACTTGCGATTGTCTAGTAATGCCTTCATACGGAGAAGCATTTTGTCGTCCAGCAGCAGAAGGTTTAATTCTCGGCAAAACCCCTATAGTAACCGATCACACAGGTATGGCTGATTTTATAGATAATAATAATGGATTTCTAATTAATAGTCATAAACAACCAGTTATGCTAAAGCAAAGAACTCTTTCTAATGATTTTGATATTTATAATGCTTATGAATATTGGTATAAGCCAAATGTTTATAGTCTAATAGAAAATATGCAAAAAATTTATACTATGTACAAAAACGATAGAAAAGCATATGAAGCAAAAAGAGAGATAGGTATTTCTTCTATAAATCAATTTAGTTATGAAACAATAGGTAAAAAAATATGCGACTAAATATTATTAATAGTAATATTATACATCAAATTATAGAATCCGAAAGAAATATTATATATAGACCAGCGAATACTGTATTTGATAAAATTCTATTTTATGTAGGTTATAACTTTTACATTTTCGATAATAACTATATATCGAACTCAGAAAATGCATTGGGTTTGCCAGAATCTCATATTGATCTATATTCGTATGATCTATTTATTTGCAACTCTCTGTTACAATCGGCTCAAGATGTTTTACCAAAACAGTTACATCTAAATTCTCTTGTTTTTGAACATGGTCCTAAACAAAATCAAATCAAAAAAGAAGATCTGTCTATTATCAATCAAAAATTAAAATATACCAAAAAAATCTTTTTTGACGAGAACTATGCATTAAGCTGGAATCAGCATAATAGTATTATACTAAATTACGGAATTCCGTTGGAAATTTTTAATACTACTATAGAGTACGACAAAAGAGAAAAAGATATACTAATACTAAATATACCCAATAACATGGTTGGACATCAATTAAAACACCATCTCGAAAACGAACATATTAAGTGTGATATTATAGATCAGATACCATCTATGTCATTGTCGGAACTGTGTGAGTATCTAAATGGGTTTAAGAGCATAATTAATTTACAATCAGATAAATTACTCTCGTTAATTTCTATAGCTTGCGGGTGCTTATCTATCGTACCATCATCGGACACCACATCTATACCATCACTGATATATAGATCATCAATAGATAATATAGCTAGAAATATCAATAGCGATCTTAAAAATCCCCCCGTAAAGCAATCTGTCGTAGAATACCTCACACGTTTCCATAATTTCGATCTGTTCAAGATTAAATTATCCGATATAATAGAACACGATTCAAAAAGAAAGGCTTTCATATTATGATAGCGAATCTCAACATTGTTAAACATATTGATGATACATGTCCAAAAGGATTAAATAATATTGATGTTGAAAATCTCAATAATATTACAAATAATTATGTGAACCACATCGACTGTTTATGTTTAGATAATTTTACTTTTGACGAAAGAAATAATTTATTTGTGACTATAATAAATAAGTTATGTTTAGGTGGTACTGTATCTATTAAGTTTATTAATTTGAGCTTATTAGCATCTAAAATAGAAAAACTAGAAATAACAGGAGAAAAATTTTCTGGTATATTTCAACACATTCTTTCGGCATGGTCTGAACCAGAATTTTTAGATATTATTAATCAGATGAAACTAAAAACCAATAATATATATTTTGATCAAATTTATACTATTTCTACTCTAGAAAAAACAATATGAAAACCGCCTGTTGTATATTATCATATAACATTACTAAGGGCATGAAATCATATGGTCCAATAGGCACTCTGAAAAAGAATAAAGCATCGAAAGAACTTATTAGTTATCAAATAGAGTATTTACGTAAAATATTCGGCCCTGTGGACATATTTCTAGTACTTGGATTTGGACAAGACAAAATCATAAAATCTCTTGATAAAAAAAAACATGTGCATATAATTAATAATTCTCAATATGAAAATACAAATGATTCTTATGCTATCAAGCTATTTCTAAATCATATTAAGCCAACAATAAATAATTATTATGGTATTTTTTTTCTAGATTCTAATACTCTAATTAAAAATATCTCTACAAAAAAGAAAAATATATCATGGATATTAACAAAAAAACATCACAAAAGAAATCGTATAAAAACTGATTATCTCGGAATAAATACAATCGATTCGGAATTGATTAGTTCTATATTTTATAATATGGGAGATTATCTGTGGAATAAAAGTTTTTATTTGACAAAGAGGGATGCTCAGAGTATCATATGTGATATAGACAACTGTTACGATAATATGTTTGATTTCGAGATTATTAATTTTCTAATAGAAAAATTCGGATACAAATTTTATATTAATGAAATTAATACTACCGATAGCATAGAGATCAAAGGACTCAGAGACAAATATAAGATATCATAATGAAACAAACAACACTATTGCACGACGCTCAGAATAATTGCAGCAAAGGAATGAATAAGTTCTTGATCGACGGCATAAATAGTATGTCTAATACCGATGTTTTATTTGGCAAATTTCACGGCAAGTTATTCAGCACATATCAAAAACACAGATTTTCTAATCTGGTCTGGCATATATCGGAATACACCCAAGAATTTCATGACTTTGTCAGAGACCACGACGACTCTGTAAAAATTTATCTTGTTGTAGATGGTCTTGTGGATGATAAATTTGTTGAACATATCAATAATACCAATATAAATGTTGTGCTGAAAAAGAATATAGATAGTAAATATAAAAATACAGTATGTTTATTTGATAATTTATATGACCATACTATTTTCTTTGATACCGGCCCGGAAAGAAATAATAAGATCGTTGTTTTGCTCTCAAAAAATAATGAAAAAAATATAGAGTTATTGTCAGATATTATTTATCCAAAAACAAATAGACAAATAGTAGTTATGAATAATCCAGAATACGAATCAGAAGTTAATGTCGGCGTTTTTAATTATCCTGATTTGGCAAATATTCTTTCTCTTTATAGTGGAGTTATTGATCTTGACCAAAACTATCTACTAGAAAGTCAAGCTTCTGGAATCAATCATTATGATATAGTAAACTATTCTATTATTGATGCTATAGATAATATCAGATTAACAGAAAAAATTTCAAACATAGAAACAAAAACATACAAATACTTTATTGATAAGTATTTAATACCACATATTATGGGTGATAGATGAATATAGGATTCTACCTACTGGATATCAATTCTAAAAATCAACAACATGCAAAAATTTTAGAATCCATTAATAGTCTGTGCAAACTAAGACCCTATGATAATATAGTATTGTTCAATAGTAAATATAATAATGTTGACTTAGATCATAAATACTACATATTACATATCAATCAGGCCAAATATTTTGATGGTATACTATTTGTATTCGATATTAAAAGTGCTTTATTAACAAGAACTTTTCCGTGTCCTAAAAAACAAGTATTATATCTAACCTCAAATGATTGGTCTACTAATACAAAAGCTCCTTATGTATTTTGGAAAGACATATTTATGAATAAAGACTTTGAGTTAATAGTTTCTAATCCAAAATTATATGCGGAATATAACATATGTTGGAAAACACCAATAGCTATTATAGACGAATACAACCCAACGGATATGCATAATGTTATACAAAAATTATGAGAACTATTCTGATATAGATAAAAAACAAATCTTAAATACTTTATATGTAAAAGAGAAAAAAAGCTTCTCTGATATTGCTGAATTACTCCACACATATTCGAATAAAATTAGAAGAGATGCTATAAAATATAAAATTCCGATCAGGAACAAGAGCGAAGCACAATCCAATGCTATAAAAACAGGTGCTCATAAACATCCCACAAAAGGAACATCTAGATCAGACGACACAAAAAGTAAAATAGGATTATCTGTGATGAAATCTTGGGAAGGATTAAGTGCTCAAGAAATACAAAAAAGAAAACAAACCGCCAAAGAACTTTGGGACAATTTAACAGATGACGAAAAACAATATCGTCTGAATTTGGCGAATAAAGCTGTTAGAGATAGTAGTAAAACAGGATCTAAATTAGAACTATATTTACTAGATAGATTATTAGCTGATGGATTCAAAGTAGATTTTCACAAAGAACAAATGTTATTAACAACAAAATTGCAAATAGATCTGTTCTTACCAACAATGAACATTGCTATAGAAATAGATGGACCTTCTCATTTTTTACCAGTATGGGGGGACGACACCCTAAAAAGAAATCAAAAATATGATAATAAAAAATCAGGACTCATCTTGGGCAAAGGCTTGAAATTGATACGAATCAAACAACTGAAAGACTTTTCCAAAAGTCGAGCAGATAAATTATATGATCTTTTAATATCAGTACTTAATGACCAAAAGGCATTTGACAATACCAAAATTATAGAAATAGAGGACTAAAATGGTAAAGGAAACCAAAGAAACTAAAGACACGAAAGATAGTAAAGAAATCACACTAAAACCAACAGATTTGGGATGGACAGATTATGTATTAGGATTGTTATCTGATGACGAAAAAATTTCAGGTAATCCCACTACAGATGGATTGCGTCGTATTTTTGAGATTGCTCTAAATTGTAGATTAATGTCGTCAACATCGTCTGTGGCTCAGTCTCCCAGCCCGGACAATGAAAAAAGAGCAACGGTTATTCATTCGTTGACGTATCGTTTAAATCCGGGTACTCCAGACCCAGACGGAATTAATATTCAGACTGTGGATGGCTCTGCGGACGTTTATTGGGGCAATTGCGACAAAGTATATCGTAATCATCCCGTGGCCGTGGCCGAAACAAGAGCAGAAGGAAGAGCCTTAAGAAGAGCATTAAAATTACGCAAAGTAGTAGCGGCAGAAGAAATATCATCAAATATCGAAGATGATCCGAATGGAGATAGTGTGTCTAAAATTAGCGTTAATCAAATCAATTTTATAGATGTACTAGCACAAAGACTAAACGTTAATGTCGTAAAACTATTGAAGCATCTTGACATATCCTGCGATTCTGTATATAATATAAAACACCACGAGGCGGTTTCTATAATACAAAATCTGAATAGTCTACAACAGAATGCTGCTTCGATTTCAGAAAACATTAAAGGCTACGAAACAGAATGGAAGTGATATATGAAAGTACTATATAAGGCTAATGATAAATTGCAGTTTGAATTAGAGGGTAGTGGTCAAAAGGAAGTTTTTAAGGAGATAGCTCTTATACAGGAAATTTTTGGAGAAACAAAATGTGGGTTGTGCGGAAGTACTAATCTCAGATTTATTGTACGAAATGTAGAGGGTAATGATTATTATGAATTGAGATGTATGGATTGCGGAGCTATTTTAGCTTTCGGTCAACATAAAAAAGGCGGCACATTATTTCCTAAAAGAAAAGATGATGAAGGCAATTGGTTACCAAATAACGGTTGGCACAAATGGAAAAAAGAACAAGAATAATTGATAATATTGTATTTTATGGTTATGAACATGGTTTTTGGCAAAGCTTAATAATACATTGCGTTGTATTATTAACACTGTCATTTGTGTTTATAGTTGCAGAAAAACAAAAGCCTCCTATAGTTATTGAACTATCTTCATTGTCTGAGGTGGTTGAGTACGACAATACCAATACAGTAAACTTGGAACTAGAAGTAACAACATCGCATTTTGTTACAGACACCAATAATACCGAACTGATTACGGAACCAGAGTCCAGTATCAATCCGGTATTCGAGGAAGAATCAATACCGGAATCATCTGACACCTCGGATATTGTTTCGATGGAGGAATCTACCCTATTGGAATCGATGGTAAATCACAAGCCTAATATCGACAGAATGTTTGATGATGTAGAATCTCCTGTAAAAGTTAAAAGCGAGAATTCAACAAGTCAAACGAGTGCCGACAATACCTTAAAACAACTTGTGTCTAAAGGAACTTCCATTGGCAAAGGTATTCCTAAACGAACCATTACTCCTAGCGTCTCTACAGGTGCTCCTAATGCTACAAATTCTATAGAAGAAAAAATACAAATGTATGGGGCCGGAACAGGAGATGTTCAAATATCTTTATCATGGTCTACTCCCGATGATATAGACTTACATGTTCAATATATTGGATCCGGAATTAATGAGATTATTTTTTGGAGAAAAAGAGCCGGTGTATCCGGAGCGATTTTGGATATTGATATGAATGCTGGAGGACCTAGAAATAATAATCCTATAGAAAATGTTTTTTGGCCCTACAACAGCTCTCCGCACGGAAGATTTGTTGTGGGTGTGCATTTCTTTAGAAGTTGGACGAGCAATACTAGAGTTCCTGTGACTGTGCGTATCAAAACTCTAAAGGGTGTATATACTAGAAATTCAGTTGTTGTTTTGGGACAAGATATTCAAGTTATAGAAACTTTTACTAACTAATAGGTCCCCATTTTTTAGCTGGACAACTAGCTTGTTTATTAGCTAGTTTATTATGATAGTTTTTATCTCTAGTAATAGAACAACCACATAAATTACACGAATTATTTTGAAAATATTCGCATGTTTTACAAATATTCATTCTGTCTTTGATCTGGTCCTCTGAACATAATAAATCTTTTGGATCATACGTTGGAGTAGCAGGATCTTTGCCCATTTTTACTAGATGATTTTCTGCCTGCTGTCTTATAAAAGATGTTGGATCATCTATATGACCATAATTTACTGATGGTTGAAAATCAGCCGCTAATAAAGAAGCATCTATATCTTGCCTGGTAAAATGAAAACAAATAATTTTGGTTTGTGGATTTTCTAAAGCAACTTCCAATTTGCAATTTTTACATTTATAGATTTTTTTATTATTATAGATTTTTTTTGTATCTTCAAATTCACAAAACATAATTATACCCACCTATTATTTCCTGTAGGATCTTTGAATATTCTATTTAAAAACGAGGCTCTATTAGCAGAACCGACGGTTGACCAACATATCCAATCTCCATAATTGCAAGGACTTTGTTTATCGTCTAGTTTAGTATCATAATAACAAGTAGGAGCAGTATCGCAAGATGTTCTTCTATAAATCGGTGAAGTTAATTTAAAGGTATTATATAATGCGCCTGTAATCGAATCTGTGTCTGCTAGAAATCTCGGTGGGAAACCTAACTCTTTACAAGAGCCAATACCGTTTACTGTTCTCACGTAAGGTATATAAGAATTTTTCTCATATTCTATTACAATACTATTATTAATATTTCCATTATTAGTTCCAGATATTAAATGATCTTGTATAGTTTTAGCTTTTCTATAGGTATATGTAATATAGGCAATAGATGTAGTTACAGTCCATGAAGATGAAGCAAATTCATCATAACTAACATCTTTATATTTTGGTTGTTCAAGACTAATATCTTGAAAATTTAAAGAGCATGAACCAGGAATAATGCCTTCTATTATATCTTCTGTTGGTATTGCGGGACTAACCTTGCATGGTAATTGAGCATTATTATATATATTTTCCATTTTTTGTCTCCATCCAGCAGCCATATCGCTAGCTGTCCATCCTCCATAAGTTAGATTTCTTTCGGAGAATGGTCCACAATTATACCATAACGGCCCTCCTCCGCACAGCGAGATTATCCATCCGGCCCTATCTCCGCACGGAGGAAATTCGCCCGGTGGTACGCTTGATGAACCATCGGGCCACCTGTAACCATTTGTTACAACAGCATCTCCCTGTAAATCGCCATAAGATATACGACCTAGTTCGCATACCACAGTATAATCCTGATAAGCAAAATCAAAATCGTTATTTTCTTCTTGAATTTCTATAGAAACAGGATCTCCACAATTGCTCACACACTCACTAGTAATATTTTCTGTTACAGTATATTTTTTGGGCATATCAATATTAATAATTGGACAATTACTATTAGAATTAATCGCTAAACAGTAAGTTTTGCCGATAGATGGTATGCTTACAGTTACTTTATTTTTGGTATATGAGATATTTACAAAAGGAACGGCACAGCTTGGTGGAGTATATGGACCATAATCAATCTGTTTGGTTTTTTTGAAAACTTTTCTAGTTGTTGTGGTTGTGCTACTTGTTGATACTTTAGTACATTGATAAGGATCTCCGAAAGTTGGAATACAAAGAAAATATGGTGCATAAGGATCGCTGTAGCAATCTGCTACTCTAGACAGATGCCAAAAGTTCGGACTTTTTGGCCCAGGAGTACAACCCGCCCAACATCCTACTACATTTCCTAAAATTGCAGTACATGCATTATTTTTTGCTGGGAGGAAAGGACTATAAAGTTCCGGATTACATCTAAATGATGGTCTTTCATTTTGTGGTGTGAATTTAAGTCTATACAAGTGTCCTTTGAGTCTAAATGTGGTAGAACATTTTTGAAATTCATAATCAAATTCTGGACCTCCTTCTATTCCATCGTAATTATCAATATAATTAGTAAAATATGAATTACAATTTGCACATTTTGGTTTAAATTCTGGATTATTTTTAATAGCCTCAGTATCTATGTGTCTACAATAACCATATTTAAAAGGATCGTACCAATTAGATTTCCCACATGTTGTTGGAGCATACTCTATTGAACCTCTCCATCTTCGGATATCTGTCATCATTGTTGGACCATCTACGAGCCCGGCTCCACCAGCATATGGACAAGGATCTTTACATCCTGGTGGTTCTTCTACGGGTCCACCAATAGGAAGATTAGTGACTGGATCAATCTCGGATCCCCCTTGTTCCGGACAATCTGGTGGTCTTACGAATGGTTCTCTCCACGGATCACAAGATCCCTCTTTTATGCTTATATCAACGTAAACACCAATACTAGTATCAGTAGTAGTACGAGTAGCTATTAGTGTTATACTTTCGCTATCGTCGGTTGGTTCCGGATCAGCAGGAATAATATTTGGTTCTGTGTCGGGTGGTACCAAAATTCCGTCAGATCCTGTTCCCGGACGATATCCCGCCGATATCGCCGCTGCTGCCGCAGAAGATGTCGAAGTTGAATATTCAACCACTATCAAACTATTTTGCGTTTCTGTTCTTCTATATAAAAGCTCATTAACATTATTATTACCAATATTACCCACTAATACAACATTGTTTCCGTCAACTTGTACAATACTTAGCTGTATATTTACATTATAAATATCTATACTAATAAAATCACCAATATTTTTTGTACCATTAATATTTAATGAACCACTAATATTAGCTCCTGGATTAATTCTACTATCATAGTTATATAAAATTTGATTATAAATTTCTTTAGCTGTAATTTCTGGTTCTACAAAATTTATTAATTCATTTTGTGTTAGTATATAATTTTTCTTAAATAATTGTTTTCTGTTGATTTTTTGATTTTCACCATTTAGTAATCTAAAAAGCATTTCATTAGCATTATCATCTAAAATGTCTAATTCTGGAGATATACTATTTCCATTATCTGCATATTGGTTATTCAAATAGTCTTGTGCGTCTATATCATTAAGCAATCTATAAAATGGCATTTTAGGTTTTGGAGTAGTAGTTAAACAAGTATTATCATAAAAAATAGGATTATCTGGATCCAACATTGTTCTAACTATTTTTTTAGACATATTACGACGCAAACCAACAAGATTAACTGTTCCAGCATCATATGTGAGCTCAAAATTTGTACCGCGTAGTAACTGTTCATATGTAGCATATCTACTTAAAAATGTAGTATAGTTAGCTCTTAAATTAATATCGCCAGCAGTTGTTATTTCGCATTTTTCTGATCCACAGCCAACAGTATTATCCATTGGTTTGTCTATATCGGCATATATCGTTCTAGAAATAAAAGGAGTGTCTCGTTCTACCGAACCGAAAATAAAAGCATCAGTATTCATGCTATTATTAATTAATGCTTGATTATCTATAATATTAAGATTAATAGGTCTAAATATTTGTCTAACATCATCTCGCGATACTTGATTATCTTCTAATATAGTTTTGGCTAAAACATATCTTGGCGTTTGAACTTTCAAAGTTTCTATCCAATCTCCTCTGGGATTAGAAAAACCAATAGTACTTTTAAAAATATTCGGTATCTTAATAAAAAAAACATTATGTTGTGGGGGGCGATAATCATTACGAAGACTATATGCATTATCAGATATTTGTTCTCTTTTAATTTTTTCTATTTCACTTATTCTTTTTGATCTTCTTAATCTTTCTTCTTCATTATTAATAGCATTAAATAGAAAATCATCTTCTGTGCCCAAAGCTGGTATATGATAAAATGGTGCAAAATCTAATACTGTGTTTTTTCTATATAACGCAGAAGATAGTATCGTACCGCTAATCATAGCATCGGGTATTTTTTCTGAAAAATTAACTTCCATCATAGGAATATAATTTTGATACTGGTCTAGTCCTATATTCCATGGTTTGGTATGATCCAAATCATATTTTTGATATATACAATAGTATGGTTTGTTTTCTGATGTATAATATCGTAAGTCTAACGGTAAAGATATGTTTCCTAAACACTCTATTCTATCTAATTCATTAGTGTTGTCTCTATTAATATCTAATTTAAAAATACCACTAGATAAATTATCATTAACAATTTGTTTTAAAAATAGATTATTATATATGCTCGTAGGTATTTGTGCGTAAGAAAACAAATGAGGATTATTAAATAGCTCATTATCATATTTTATTAAATCTCCCCATTTTGTCATATATTTTTTATTAGACAATAAAATATCTTTATCTGTTGATATCATTCTACCGTCGTAAACTACTACGGATGATCTATTCGGTTCGGTTGGCCACACCAAATCAAAATCAGTATCTAATATCTTGTCTCTAAATCTAAATTCTGTATAAATTTTAATATATGTATTATCTTCTGATCCTGATCCTCCTAAAATTGGTTGTCCTTCTTTGTTGGTGATTTGTACAACAATTTTTTTACCGACTATAACATTAGAACCTACAACTCTGAGCAGTCTATTACCATTATCGTCGGTTGGCATTAAAAACGGACCAGATAAAGATGATACTCTATATAACTCTACAGCAGTATCGCATTCTGTTTCTGTGTTATAAACATAACCTGTAGAAGAAAAATTTTTATAATCTATATTTAAATTACTATAATTAGTTAATATGCTGATATCTCTACCAACAAAAATATAGCTAGTAGCAACTGTTCGTGTGGGTCCAGCATAAAAATAATAACCACTTTTGAATAATAAAATAGTATTAGATACTAATTCTGGCAAAATGTCTGTTTGCGACATAAAGTCATCTAACGAATCGATAGTATCAGAAAGGTCTTCTACTGTTCGTTTTTCTGGAATCCTAAAGTATGGTCTAGACCCATAAAATCTAACTACTCTAGGATCAGAAGTAAAAATAGGATTCCAAAATCTATTCTTGTCTGGCCAATTTTTAATATTTTGTCCCCATAAATTAGCAATATTTATAGGAAATCCATCAACACCACCAACCGGTAAGTCGGAATTTTCGCATTGTTCCAAACCTGGTTGAGTCTGTAAAATATAGTCTAAAGACAGATTTGTTTTTGGTCTTGCTGGCACTAGTATGGGAGCATTGGCTTGTCTATTTAGATCATTAATAAAGTTCAAATAACTTGTTAAAGCATCACCACTTCGTTCTTGTATAATGTAAGGATCAGGTTGGTGTGTGATCGACGGATCCCCGTAAAGAAAAAACTTAGGAGATCCTATATAATCAATATTATTTAATCTATATCCACCCCTATTACTATAAAAGGGTTCCATATTATAGTACCTCTTGCCGGTGTTCGGTCCGACGCCCGATAATCCTCGAATAAGTAATAATCTAGGTTTTCTATGAATATCGAAATTACTAATTTGTTCCAATATAGTTGCTGTATCGTTATATAAATCAAATATATATGTTTTTTCTCCATCTCCTTGTAAACCACCATTAAGATTAGTGTCGTATTGTATTCTTCCGTCTTCGTCTATAACTGGACCAGCAAACGATGGGTTACTTTCGTAAGTTATACCAAAATTAGGATGATATGCGCCTTTCATACCAATTCCAACTATATTCTGATCTCTTTCGTAAAGTTTAGGTCCATCAGGACTGGCCGGTATATTGTACACTCTATATGCTAAAAATTGTTTTCTGGGCTTTTGTTTAATAGTGATATATGTTTCTGATATCTCATCTCCTCTGTTTCTTCCTGTTCTAATAGTTGTTTCTGGAGGAATATATCCTCTGAAAGGATCACAAGGATCTGAAAAAGCTAAAACTTGGTTTGTTATAGAATCAGTTATCACTGTGGGAATAGACAATCTTTCATTAGAATTTCCTAATAGAGCATTAATAAAAGGATTGGTAATACTAATAAGTAAAGGATCTGTTATATTAGAGCCTTTTTGAAATAAGATTTTTTCTTGCTGATCATAAACTGTAACATTATTGGCCGTGACCTTATTTAAAAATCTTTTCCAAGATGTATTCTCCACAAACACATCTTGATCACCATCGGTTTGTACATATATCCATTGTTGTCCTAATAAGTCTGATGGTTCATAAATAGAAATATAGATGTCACTATATCTTGTGCTAAAATTTTTCAGCGTAGTATAATAATTTGTAGTAGAGTAATTAGTAAGTTTTATTGTGGCCGATTGTTCACACTCATAAGGATATTCTGGATCTAATTTTTTATCTATAATTGGCAAAAACTGTGAATTTTCTTGTGGAGTACCATCAGCATACAAAGCACCGATACCAAATAATCTTATAACTTCTTCAATAGAATATCCACCATATCTTTTAAGTCTTGGACTATATTTAGTAGATAATCCTGGTACAAAAAATGGAGAAGAACTTAATCTAATACGAGATGTATCACAACTTATGGGATGATTATTATAATGACTAATATTTAATCCATAACATTTACATTTAGATTCGTCTGCCGGAAATCTTAAACAAGATTCTGTTCCTGGTGTATCCGACTGTAATTTTGCAGCATATACTTTATATAATTTTATACCCACATCTTTGGTAGTAAAAGTAATAGAAATTCCATTCGATCTAGCTGATGTAATATTTGTATTGAATACTACTGTTTCATTTTCGCCAAAAGAGCCAGCATTAAAATATATTCCTCCATTAGGATGAGTTGCCAATAAGTCTAAATGTGGATTAAAAGCTATCGCCTTATATGATCTGTTAAATGTATTATTAGTATATTTGTTAGTAAAACTAGTTACTCCACTAAATATTGGCTTACTTTTTAAAACCACATCATTATATACTATGTTCCCATAAATTGAATAACTAGAATTTTCTGGGTCACATGGATTACTAAATCTTAAATTGGTATCAACACTTGTTTTTACGTTTAAATTTCCAAATTCTAGATGTTGATCATAGTAAAACTTTTTACTAATTCTCTCGTCATCCATAGGAGACGATTCGCATACACGATACGGTTTAGAGTTAATATTTCTAAATTTAACTTTATCTATATCCATTACCATATCAAAATCTAAATCTATATATACAGAATTACTTCTATTATCAATAGGTAAATTTTTTATTACGGTTGATCTAGGAGGAATCCATTCGTATCCTCCATATTTAGCATATAAAGTTTTTACCAATTCTTCTCTATTAGAAATATAATTTAAATTATTAGCAGAATCATATTTTGTGCCTCTTAACATATTTTTATTTAATAGATCTATTTGTTCAAAATCATTAAATTCAGAATATAAATTTCTTGCTTCTTTATCTAATAAATTTGTTGTTATACCATCGTATAGTGGAGATGTACACATTAATGCGGATAAGTTGAAGGCTTTATTATGATTTAAACCTATCTCAGTATATGTAGAATATAGATTATAAAATCTTTCATATAAATTTTGAGATATATAAATAAAATTAGAACTCGGTGGAATAATTCCTAAAAATGTTGTACCGTCAACTACTTTAAGTCCTGATGGACACTTTGGTAATTCTCCCTCGCTAGGATGGGATGGGCCGGGCGGTTCATCGAAATCAAAATTTGTATTAGCTGGTTCTGGCCCTTCATTCTTAGCAAAAAAAACATCGCCGGGACTAATATAAAAATCTACTCCGGGAATCGGCCTTTGATCATTTACTCTGCCTATATCAAAATATCTGTACCAACCCATAATACCACTAGTATATTGCCATTTCCAATGAGAAGCTCTTTTTTGTCTATTTAAGAAAATATTTTTGTAATTATTTTCAGAAAAACCATATGGTTTTGTAAAACTTTCGACTGTGGGTATAATAGCGGATGTTCCTAGAGCACCAAACATACCAGAGTATTGTACTCTATAATTATTATATTCAGGATCTAAAGACAATAATATAAAGTTACCACATGTACTACTTAATAATTCAGATTTTTCATACGACTTATTGTGTGTATACTCATTGATGTGATAGGATGTTGTAGAATCATATGGAATTTCGGATATTGTCTCTTTTAGCTTCCAATCTATAGCAAAGCCGCTAAAACTAATAAATTGTTCTATTCCTAAACCAGGATTATTACATGCTGGAAATTGTTTAAGGTGTTTCCAATCATAAAAACCAGAAATATAAGACTGATTAAGAACAGGAACTTTTGCTAAAAAATCATCCGAATGAAACTGAACATCACAAGAGGTTGTTAGTGGCTCATTTTCTGGATCTTCCGGATCATTATCCAAAATTCCTGTACACGGATTGCAGCAATAATTACAATTAAAATCTGTTTCATTATAAATGTCATAATAATTATTTGTCAAATCTCTAATCTGATTGTTACTACAATTACATGGATTAAGAGCATTGTTAAAATCTTTTTTAACTTGTATTAGGGGTTCGCAATATATAGCAGATGATTGTGATTCCTCTATCACAATAGGTTGCCATAAACCCGAAATATTATCACTATATAATTGAAAAGATGTAATTAATCTAAGTGCATCTATATTAATAGAAGCTGTATTAATATTAATATCATCTATAAAACTTTTTGTATATATTCCGCATCCCATTTTTAATCATTTATACTTGTTAGAGTCCACTTACCATTCATAAAATTAAAGATTCCTACGATATTACTACGAACAGAAAATCCTAAAGGATTATCGTATAGGGTCACATAGCTTTCCACCGTTGTAATTCCAGCAGAAGAATTTCTAGCTGCTTTAACAGTATATGCTTTGTCTATTAATGCCTGTTGACTATTTGTTATTCTTCCAGTAGTAACAAACGGACGATTATAAATTGGTTCATAAAATCCATTATCCGGATTGTATTTACAATATAAAGCAGCTTCTCTTGGAGACTTGAATAACAAAGAGGAGTCTTTAACAAAGACCACTTTTCTCAGACCATTAGGTAATGGTGTAGAGTCTGTCATGCCATCTTCTATAACACCTCTAACAGGATTTTCATCTACTAGATCATGTTCGATAGTAATCCATACTGGCTTATACATTGCTCCTATTGTCCAAACTTCAGCATCTTCGTCCCATCTTAAATCTATCGGACCAACTGGCCATGTATTCGGCAATGAAGCCCATCCTTTGTAAAATGTTTTTTCTTTATATGGAGCAGAATATTCTCCATTCTCTTGTAGCTGCTGATTTTTAAAAACTGGATTATTATCAGCATCTCTAACAATCTCTCCTTCGTTATTATATTTAAATTCTCCTGAAGAATTTGGTACCGGATAACCTTCTCTGTCGTATCCCCAACCATGAACTATTATTGGACCCCTTAAGCCAAAAAATCTTTGATTACTTTGTCTTAAACCATCTGCATAGTCTATATCATTTTCAGAAAAATTCTTATTCATTTCTAATGAATGAGTACTACATATGGAACCTTTTTCGTTAGGAACGCCCATACCAAATCCGACAATATTAACATTATGTGTACAATTATCGTCTATTTGTTTGGATCCAGAGTTGGCAAATTCTCCATTTGACATAATCAAAGGATTTAAAGTGAATTTATTAATAACATTATTAGTACCAGCAAATAAATTAGATCTATTATCTATAATTTCTAAATCATTTCCACTTCCTATAAGGTATGGTGGCATAGTTTCCGAAGGAGTAGCACTTTTATTTCTTTTTATAGCTTTGTCTGTATCTGGAACACAAAACTTACATTCTCTATTATTTAAGGTTCTTCCGGGAAATATGCTATTTAACCAAGCATTCTTAAAATTAATAAAAGTATCTTTATTAGGATTATCCATTTGTGGCAAAGCTGAAAAATCAGTTATAAAAGTAGTATATCTTTCGGTACCATTACAATAAGGACATTTACTTCTAGAATACGGAATCATACTATAGGTTGTGTTATATGGTGTTGGATAAAAAGATACAGGAGAAAAAATGCCATCTAAACTCATTATAGAAACTTTATTATATGTTGATCCATGAAATAGCGGTGTTAAGCTACTATCTGGTAAAACAGATACATGAGAAATTGTTCTAACTCCGTTTAGTAAATGTGGTCCATTAGTATTCGGTCTGATCATACTATCCGGAAGTTTGATATTTTCCGGAATATTCCTAATATCCACAATAGGATTAGAGGCCGGTGTGATATTGGCATTATTACCAACTAATACAAAATTTATCATAATATAAGTTTTCCTTGAATTTAGTACGGTCTTGTTCCCATAGGCTTCGACGCAAACTGAATAAGTCTTGTTTGCATATTTTTGATTGATTCAGAAAATCTACGATTTTGCAATAGCATCGCTTGATTTATATTTTTAATATTATCTGCTTGTTCTTTATTGTAAAAACCAATTTTTCTACTAAAAGTTCTTAAACTATACTGTGTTGTTATACCATTATCTCCTATAGTTATTTTTATACTACTAACAATAGGGCCTAAAACATCATTTAGATAACTACCCAGAGTCCAATTTTTTAACATAATACCAGCAAGTGTGATATCTCCTGTTTCTAGTACTTGTTGATATCCATTATTAATACCAACCAAGGATAATGCAGCAGCATCTAAAGCATTCATTCCTCCATATTCCCAAGGTACCAAGCTAGGATCAATTTTTACATCTACTCCACCGACCAAATTATTAACCAATGCTACCAAACCGAATTGTGTAGAACCCTGACCGGGAAAAATAGTATTAGCTATTAGTCCCGGGTGAGATACCCATGGACCATATGTTACTAAATTATTTCTTAAAGGGATAGCCGCAAAAATAGGTTTTGCTGCTCTAGGAAATGTGTTTGATGATAACTGCGTATCGGTTATGCCGATATATTCTCCGTCGTGAAATAACGAAGGTCCCTGATTTAACAAAACCGAATCAGCCCGAAAAAATTGATTCAGATCTGGTGCTGCTATAATATCAACTTCATCCGGTTCTTCATCACCCAAAACCAGAGCTGCTATTCCGGTAGTTATTCCGTTATCGTACGGACCAGATCGTACCAGCATAGGACTGGGTAATGCCAAAACAGCCCGCGGAGTACCTCTACAAAAAGTAATTTGTGGATTATCAGTACCTTCTTCAACAGATAATATTTGAGCTTTAGCATATATTTTATACAAATGACTATTTGCATTTCTAGGCATATTATGCGCTGTGGTGCCTGGCACAATCGGACTAAAAGTTAATCTACCACCTGGTATCACAATGTCACTGTATAAAACCGTATATGGTAACATAATATAACTATCTTGTGGTAAATTATGAATTAAAGGATGATAATATCTATTAGCAAGTGCCGGACCAATACCTATTGTTTGTAATGGATTTTTTAAACTCATTCCTATTATTGTTCTATTATACAAAGCAAATGGAGTTAATGAACTACTATGCATAAGATTATTGTCTGTTAAATGTCTATGAGTACCCAACATTATTGGAGGAAAGTCATATTCTGCACCATTATCAAAACCTAATAGTGGTGGCATTTTACGGTTATCAGATGTCAAAGATTGTGCCGCTAAACTACTAATATCCATAGTATCATCAATCATATTTCCTGGTTCTTCCCAGGCATCAGCTACTATACTATAGTTATAAATAGTATCTCCATTACTATTATTAGTATATCTACTTAATTGTGGTAATCTTACAGCAAAATGTTTTCCGTAGTGTGCTTCGCCGACGCTCCTAATAAATAGTCTAACATTTTCAAATAAGTTATTAATACTATCCATACTTTGTTGAAATTGTCTATCGTTGAGTTCGGGATGTGTTAGAGCAAAAGCGCTGGCAAACATATTTAATCCCATGTCATGCACTATCCCGTTAAGACCTATGTATCGCTCCCTAAAAGCACTATAAAAATTTTCCACAGTTTGAACATATTGCAAGTAGTTTCCTTTATTTTTTAAATCTAAACTATTTTGAAAATAAGATTTTGCAAACAAATCTGATACTGTTCTACTTATGTAATTAAATAATATTTTAGATGTTGCAGTAGGTTTGCCAACATTTAGCATAACGTTCAAATGATAATACCAATCACCAGGATTGCTCATTGCTGCTCTAATCTCGTCTTCTTCTACAACAAATTTACCAGAAGTTACCGCCCCTCCTGTTACATCTCCAGCCAGACCACCGGGTTGTACAACGATGCCCGGAAAAAGATTTCTAACAACTTGTCCAGCAGCACTCCAATTGCCGTCAGTTATGTCGTATTGTGTGGGAAAAAATGGTTGAATATCTCTAAAATCAAATATTATTTGTAAGTTACCGGTTTTTCTATCAAGATAAACTCGTCTATATTCACCATTATTACTTTTTCCAAAATACGGAGAAATAATATCTAAATATATAGGATAACTGTTACTAGGACCAATAAATGTACTATTTAATGCGGGTTTTTTAAGAGGCAGATAAGATCCTTGAACAATGTTATTACCATAAGCATTAGTTTCTAAAGTATAAAAACTATTATTTTCTTGAGCAGTAGCGGCTCCTCCAAGTTGTCTCCATGGTTCAGCCCCATTCGGTATTACTCTTTGATTAGCATGATCAGGCATTTTGTATGTGTTATATAAACTATTTTGTTGTGTCGAATTGTTTGCAAAACTGGTTATGGGAACAAAACTATCTATCAATGGCTCATATATTCTGTACCATCCCATTGGTCCGCCAGTATTGGTGGTAAACTGATGTAATCTTTCTTGAGGTCCGCCGATGAGTACTGATCTAGTTTTTACGTCTTGATACTCTTCTCCAAAATTATAACTAACAACATTTTGCTGAAAGGTGCTATCGAGTATAAAACTTCTGATGGTGTTGGGTTTTGCTTGTACATCTCTGGTTACGGTACGAATTTTTATAGTTCCAGTGTAATATTCTGTTCTGGGATTAAATCGGTCCGGAAGTTCCATAGGAATAAAATCTATTATAAAATCTTTTCCAGCATTTGTACAACAATATTCTATAAAAGAGATTATAGACATTGTATCTTCTGATATATATACGCCTTGAGGCGGAGCGGGTACTTCGCTTATGTCTAGTGCAAGCAACGATCTGGATAAGCCATCAACAGCTGTAGGAGCATATAATAAACCCATTTCGCTAAGAAGTGCCGATGCTCCGTCCATATTAAATGTCGTATTATGAGGATTAATAAAAGTTTGTGTTCCGCGATCAAATGGAGTTCTAGCTACTATAGCTCCATACGGATTAAATACATTTTCTCCAAACTGTACCCTATTAATTTTCGGTTCTAACATATCTTTTAGAGCAAAGTAGACGCTACGCGCTGAAACTCCTCGCCCCTCCACAAAACCACTGCTACCGTTAATATTATTTTCTAAGTAACCAAAAACATTAAAAATATTAGGTATATTACCTTGATAAACTGATCCATTATATAATCCATTATATTGTGGCCAAGTAGCTGTACATCCCGGATTATTTCCGCAAGGATAATATAGGTCATTATATGGTACGGCCAAGTTTTGTCCGGTTAATCCTAATGCGGAACTTGTGTTGCCTATCATGGTGCTAATACTACCATAATATTTTTGTAAAATCAGTTGACATCCACCAAGCAAAGATGCAAAACTATTGATTTCTACATCATATTTTCCACTATTAAATCCCCATTTTTTTATCATACCTCCAAACCAAATATCCATAAACCTAAAAAATACTGGACATCCTATAAGATCTATATCAATTCCAGCTTCATTATTACTATAATCTCCCAAAAAACCAGGATCTCTTGTGGTCCAAAATCCTAAACTAGGATTAGCGATATTATACTGGTTAGGTATGTTTGATCTGTATGTTTTCCAGTAGTGTTTGCCCGTATCTTGTAGTGGTGATGGTAAATTATTATTCTCGTTATTCAGTTGTTGCCATTTGTCTTTTTCTTTCTGAAGTATGGTTTGGTGAAATGGTAAATCCCTAGTCTCATTAACATTAGGATTTTCTCTATTAAGATTAGTAGAACTAGATCTAGTATAAATAGTAGCTTTATAGCTTTGTATAGCCGGATGATTATTATGTCTATATAAATCTTTAATTAAATTTACTCTACAAGACGAAACTTCTGCTCCCCAACCCATATTCATATCTATATTAGTAACACTACATCCTAAAAATAATGTTTGATTAAACGGCCCGGCTAGTTGATAAGCATTACTTCGACAACTCATAATTTTTCCTTATATATTAACATGTCGAATACTCCCAAGTTATATTATATGTAAAAGTATTTGTATTAATATCTATATCTTGATTTTCTGATTTAATATATGTATTATACTCGACATTAGGAAGGCCTAATTTTGTAGGATCCGGTTTGTAGCCGCTAATTTTACTATTAATATCTTTTAATATAGTATTAGGAAAAGAATATTTAGCAAGACCGGTGGGCGTAGGAAATGTGCCTTGGTAATTTAATGTTCTACTACCAACACTATAACTATTAATAAAGCCATATACTACTGGTCCTAGTCTACGGCCTATAACCTTAGTTTCTTGATATCTGATCACAGGTAATGTATCCTCTATCGATAATGTTTCTGATAATGTTCCAGTAATTAGTGGCGATGGTCTATTGTCGAATCTTCTATTATATGTGATTTTACCATCAAAAGGAAATAGTTGTTCTGATGTAGATATCGGTATATTATTTAATGGTATTGAGCTAATACCATTTCTAAATCGTAATGGAATCATACTAATAGCTTGTGTCAAATATCCACTAGCTCTACCCATTAATAATGGTTCTATTATTTTCCATCCACTAACAGCATTTCTATATTTAGTTGTAGCAATAGCAGTATTATTAATTTTAAGCCCATTATTGGAACTGTATCCCTCTGGGTTATATCCTGAAACAGGATTTTTAATACTATATTGTCCGCTTGGATGAAGAGGATTGGTTCTATGATCTACAAATCCAGCATATACACCAGTAGCAGGTTCTAAACCCTGTACTGAACCATCTATTTCTATAGATATTTTATATTGCCTATCTAAAGATACAGTAGCTTTAAAAGTATCAATCCAAGGATCCTCTCCACTCTTTGCTATAAAAGTATCAGTTATTTGATAAGATCCGTTACTCTCACTAACATCGACGGATCTTTCCTGATTATACAACGTAAAATGACTTTCTGGAAACATATCGATTAATCCAGAATAATTATCTCTATCACGAACCCACTTTTTAGCCCAATGCAACGACCCCGATGGCGATCCAACATTTTTACCAACTGCTCCTATCGTATGAGATACTTTATATGTAGGAATTGGAATATTAAATGTTCTATCCCAAAACTGATTATCATACAAAGATTCTAAAGTATAGTTATCTGTAACAGATGTAACAAAAGATCCTTCTGTTCTAGTTATAAGATGACTTCCGCTACCAGAAGTTGGTACTGTAAATACTATTGTATAATTAATAGAATCTGCCCAGTTATTTTCATTTTCAGAAAAAACAATACTATCCACAATAGCATAATTACCAGATATTAATGGCTGTGATCCGATAGCTCTCACAGTTAATGATTTATAATTATTTTCTAGTATTTGTGTTTTTAGACTATCAGCAGCCTCAAAAAGACCACCAACCGAATAGTCTACCTTGGGGCTTGTCTCACTATACTCTAAAGGATCATAATGGTCTGTTTTTCTTTTAACATAACATATTCCTTCCAAAGTAACGGTTTTATCCGACATTAAAAAATCGCCAGCAGATGTCCGAGATTTTGATATATCGAATGAAACTTTTGGGCACGGATATCCCTTATTAGAATCGAATTCAAAATCGCCGTATTTAATTATTATTTCTGACATATAAAATAATTATCTAGATTGTATTTCATAAGACCATATTACACTTTTTTTAAACGTTCCAGAAAACGGATCATGAGTTTCTTTATCCGAAGTTCGCCAACTAGCCACGCTCACTGTAGTAAGAGACGGAGATAATAATTTATTTGGATTAAATTTTTCAATGATATTATTTAGACTATCTCGAATAGTAGTAGGTATATGAGAAACCGCAGAACCACTCACAGGTAATATTGCTGTATAATTTACTGTTCTGGTTGGTAAGGTATATGTGGATATATCCTGTATTATCGGAAACCGTCTGAAAACTGTTTGAGCCACTTTTTCTCTAATACCATAGCTATCGCTAATGGTAATTTGTTCTTCAATAGAATTAGTAAATAGGTTTAGTGGTCTAGAATCATATCCAAATGTATAAGTGATACTACCTTCTGTTTTATTATGTTCCACACTAACACTTATCGGATCTGGGTTAATCCAGGATATTCTTCCGTTAAGATTATTTGAAGGACTATTATTAAAATTTTCAAAAATTGGTCCTTGTGGTGGTAAAAAATTACCACTAGAAAATACTGAAGTTAAAGCTCTTTGATAAAAAGTATTATCTACTAAAAAGGTGTTGAATTGTCCAGAAGCATTGGAGTATGCTATATTTCCAGTATGATTATTTGTATCAAAAAAAACTGCTGTTGATGTAGTGTCGATATTCCAATACAAATTGCTATTATTAGTAGGTAAATTCTTTAAGCCTTGTATTGTACCATTTATAGTAATATTTCTATTAAATTTATCGTCTAATGAGCTAGAAACAGTGAATATTTCTGTAAAAGTAGGAGCAGTTGTTCCGCTGTACGACTTGAATGTATCGGTTATAGAGTAAGAACCATTAATATCATCTGCTTCTATTGTAGTAGATCTATCTGTTATAGATAAATTAGATAATATATTAAAAAAGCCAATATCTTTACCTACTAATCCCGTAACACAACTTTTAGCATTATTTAATGCTCCCGCTTCTGTTGCTTTACCAACCGCACTTATTTTGCGCGTAATAGTATATGGTGTTCTTGATACACCTGTGGGAAAAAATCCTGTAGTTGTTGGATCTTGAATATATTCGCTAGTGTCCGATGATCTTATCGTATACGAATTTTCTATATTAGAAACATAAATACCTGATAGGTCTATATATCTCTCATCGCCTATTATGGATTTTTCAATTTGTAAATCAATACTATAATCTAATATTTGAAGTAAGTATTCGTCTGTTCTATTACTGAATTCTATTTTATTTACTTTAGTTTGTTTTTCAATATCCTTATCAAGTATATTAGTAAATAATTGATTACTATTGCAAAGAATTTCTAGCTTCTTATAATCTTCACTAAAAGCTTTTTCCATACCACTAACTAGATTCGAGATGCCGACCCAATTAGTGGGCCCACTACTCCAATTACCACTATCATTCATTGGTCTATTAAAAGGATCTCTAATTTGTCCTCTAAGAGATATATTAATAGTTTCCCCAATTAGTGATCCGCCTTCTGTTAAATTAAATGTACTATTAATGGATAGTGTAGGAATAGATAGTCCACTACCCTGAAAATCAAAATTATTATATATGATATTAGTTCCCATGTCCACATATTCCTACTATATATAATTATACTATATCACTATTACCAAAATTAATGCCAGAAGGAACGAACACTTGATTAATATCTACCATAACAGACCACAAACCATTATAATCGGAAACGCCACTTGCGAAAATTCCTAGTCTCTGAACATTAATATTATCTCCATCATTTAAAACTGATACTCCAATTGGGGCTTTCGCGCTATAATCCACAGTATTGTATCTTTTTTCTGTCACAGTATCGCTACCTAGTTTAACAGTTGTGCGAGTACCGTTAGTGTTTCTATAACTTAAAATAGCTCCTTTTAATTCGCCAGCAACAGCGCCGTATCCATTCGCGGTATTATTACTAAATACTGCACTATAATTAACAGTATAGTTCCAAACAAAAGTTCTATTATGATCTATCGGCACGTTAGGATTAGTATCTGATAAGTATTGCAAACTAATAGTGTTATTAATATTAGCGGTGCTACTTGTGTTTTTATGCCAATCGGCCAGTAATTCGCTACTCACATCTCCAAGAGTTCTTCCTCTAAGATAAAATCGACTATTTTGGGAAGATCCTTTCCAGTTACTGGTATTTCTTACTAATGCCCCTCCGGCGCTCACATGATTATTTCTACATGAGTTAAGAGATACATCATTACCTAATTCTATGCCAACAGTATTATCGGTATTGTCTACTGATTGAGGAAAACGAAATCCTTTATTATGAATCCATTTGGCTCCATCCCACACTATCATCAAACCATTGTCTGATGATCCTAGGTTTACATTATTACTATTTGTGGTTGCTAACCTAATAGTTACTATTTCGTCAGCAGGATTCGTTACTATATTAAGTGGATGTATACCACTAAATTGATAATCTAGATCAATAGTGTCCAATCCAACATTACCAGCATTATCTATAATTTTTAGATATTTATTTATGCTATTAGAACCAGGTAAGGTTTTACCATTGGGTGTTAATTGTAGCTCTTTGGCTCTAATTTTCCCGTCGATAACCAATTTACCAGCTTCGTGCCAATACTTTGCATCTGATACAGAAGAAACTTGCCAGTCACTTATTGTTGTATCCACACCAACTCCTAATGCTCCATTATCAACAAAATATTGCATACCCTTTTTACTTGATCCTTGACCACTTTCTGCAACGATAAAATAATGACCAGCAGCACCAGCATTATTAAATACAGTATTTATACTCTGTGTTGAACCTAAAATAATATTATTAAATGTATTATTAGTACCTTGTTGTAACGTTGTTTCCGCTTGAGACGGAGGTTCTCCTGTTGTGCCGATTGTCATCGCTTGAACACTAGGATAATATCTCAAACTATTATTACCTGTGGAAGCATAGGTCGAATGAGTAAATAACAAACTATGTCTATCAAAACTCTGACTTTGTGCAATACCATTATTATTAACTTTTAGAACTGTTCCGGTTAAACTTACTGGTAAAATTAATCCACTAGACACAGTTAATCTATTTAAAAACCCGGAAATACCGGTAATATTATAAACTCTAATAGCATTCTGATCTATAATTGTTTTAATCAAATATACAGATTCGTCTCCATCTACTGGAGCTTGTACACCGCTACCTTTAACCACAAAATCATAACCATAATCACTACCAGGATTATTTAAAAACATTCCACTAGGACTAATAATTAGAATGCGTTCTTCTATGGATTCTGAATCTAGTAAAAATGTTTCTTGAGAATCTTTGTCTGCTCTTAAATATGTAATTTCTCTAGTACCAGTATTGAATATAATATCTCTGATACCACTACCGATTTGATCTGTTACTTTAAATAATAATCCACTATTTTGTCCAGACAAATTAACAGGAAATTGCCAAGTTGCTTCTCCGGAAGCATCTGCTATCAAAGCATATCCCGGAACTGTTGATAATTTTACTCGTAATCTATCTGTTGTTAGAACACCGCTAACATCTAGTGTGGATCTTGGAGTTGTGGTATTAACGCCTACTCTATTAGTTGATAGATTTATCATTAAGACTCTATCATTATTAACTCCACCAGCATTACTACTATTAAAATATACGCCCTGTTGATATGTTCCGGTATTAAATACTATTTTTTCATTATCAAAAAATAATTTATTAAGATTACTACTACCAATTTGTACAGAATTATTGTAATTGCCTTTGATTCCATGTCCTATAGCGATGTGATTAATACCCGAAATATTATTACTGTATCCCAAAACTAAACCACTACCATGAGTACATCTATTATTATTCCCTATAACAGTATTATAATTACCATACAAAGGATTATTTATTAGATCTGTTTCATCATTACCATCTTGAAACGCTAAAACATATCCTGTATCATAACCTGCGTATAAATCAGCAAAACACTCTTCGCACGGATCTCCGCCACCATGTACAACATCATCAAAAGTTGTTTTAACATAATAATCTACAGTATCAGATTGTGTTATAGTGCTATTTACTACTAAGGTAGTAACATAACTAGAACCGGTATTTTGTTTAATAATACCTAATGGTTCTTCTGTTGTTGGATTAACACCATCTAAAATTGTACGAATATGACAGGCTGTATTTTTTGATGCAGGAGAGTATAGGCATGTTAGTACTCTGTCTCCGGGGCCGAAATCGTTTATATTTCCGATTATTACAATATTAGTTCCGGATACTCTGCATGGATATCTAACTAGTCCAACAGTATTATGATTACCATAAACAATATTCAGTGGTCCATAAACTTCATTATTAGAACCTATAGTAATACCACTAATTATAACTTCGTTCGGACCTATAACAATATTACCACTACCGAATATTTGATTTCTTTCGCTTGATGTATTAACTGATAATGAATGACTACCTATAATATCATTATATGATCCTAAAGTAGAAATATTATTTCCAATAATAAAATTACTATTTCCCAAGTTCTGTATATTATTGCCATCTAAATTAGTATACGAACCCAGAGTATTAGCATTAAGTCCTATTACTCTTGATTTGTTACCAACAACTAAAGCTCCACTAGCATTAGAAATCCAGTTATTAATACCGAAAACATTAGTATTAGACATGGCGTTTCCGGCGGTTCTAGTATCCGTACCAGTAACCGATCCGTCTGTACTAATAACTATTCCGCTGGTATTATTTAAAACTCCAAAAACTAAGTTATTATTACTATCAATAGGCACATGATTTCTTGGACCTATAATAATATTATTAGCTAGATTACCAGATAAATTATTATTATTTCCAACAATTAAAGATTGTCTAATATTAGATACAATATTATTTTGTCCTATAACAACCAGACCAGTTGGAGAAGCATCAAGTGTGCTATTGTTTATGCCGAGTAGTATGCTATCTTGTAGACCGCTAGTGGTTGATGTTCCTAATCCTACTATTACAGATTTGAAACTATTTTCTAAATTAATATTACTACCAATATAAATACCACTATTAATACTTCTTGTATTATTAGCTCTACCTATATTAATAATATCATTACCACTAACGGATGAACTATTTCCATATACAATGTTGTTAGAACCAGAAATATTAGTATTTGAACCCAATATAATATCATTATTTCCACTTAAATTAATATTATTACCTATATAAATATTATTATTTCCAATATTATCTATATTTGTACCAAAACCTATACCAGAATTTCCGACCAACATAGATTCTGATACTAGAACTACTAAATTATTTCCGCTAATATTATTATTACTACCTAGAAAAATATTATAGTTACCAGTTGCTTTACACGATGATCCTATACCTATGTTTGATAAGCCTGAAATAAAACTATCAACAGAAAATGCTATATTACTTAATCCTGAAACAGAACTATTATTTGATACTATAAGGACTTTATCTCCACGACCATAATTATTATTACCTATAACTATACCAGTATTATTGACAATATTATTACTATTGCCTAATAAAATATAAGATAATCCACTGGTAATATTATTGTATCCTATAACATCATAAAAATGTCCAGTAACATTGTTCATTCCACCTAAAACAGTATTAACAAGACTGGATCTAAAAACCTCTTTACTAATTCCCGTATGATCTACAGAAAATATTATTTCTCCACTAGTTTGCAAACTAGCTGGATCTAAAATTCTAGATTTAATTTGAGCATAATTAATTGTATTATAGTTGTTATCTCTGCCAGCTAAATCTATGGTAACGGGATAACTTCCTGTTTCTGGCGGAGTTTGACTATTATGTATAAATAGTATTCTAACACCAGTAGCACAATTTGTTTCGTTCTCTATTTTTAATCCGTCGTATGCGCAATCCGTAACAATATGTAGTGCCGCGTCCGGGTTGGTGTTATTAATACCTAAACGACCTTTTGACGCATCAAAGTATAGAGCATCTCCCGCTGTTGTACCAGAAACCGCAAAGTCTATATTTAGTCTATTTTGATTAAATACTGTAGGACTACCAGATGTATCAGATAAAATAATGTCATAAACTTGTCCAGAGCCTATATTTAGTGTTCCAGAAATAACATTAAGATTTGACATTAAATTTCTCCATATTATGATTGTTGAATATCTATTCCATCAAAATTATTAGCAAAAGAAGACAATGCTTCATTTATACGACTACTAATTGTTCTTTGTAGTCCTGGTTCTATAGCAGCAAGAGCTTCGGCTCCTGTAATAACTACCTGAATTGGTGGTAATGGTGCTAGTTGCATAGTTATAATTTCTGGAATCCTAATAGAAGACAATTGGGTAATAAAAGTATTAAAAGCTGATGTAAATCTTGATAATCCATCAATATTATTTACACCGCCGCCAATATTCTGATTATTTCTTTGTAAATTGACTCCAATTTGTTGTAATGTATTTCCAAATTGATTTAGTGTCTGATTAGCGCCCATTAATATACCATTAAATACTTGTAGTTGCCTAGAAATATTGTCAAATTGCTGAGCATATCCATAAGATTGCGACAGGTTACTAGTTTGGCCGCCTCGTCTTAGATAAGCAATTCCACCATTGCTATATGGTATTGCGCTATCTCCATTATTTATAGCTCTCAACAAGGGCAGATTTTGTTGTGTTGCTTGGCGATTAATAACAAACTCGCCGGGAGTAAGCATAGCAGGAACAGTATCCGTACCCTTTGGTTTATAATCGATTAACATACCATTATTAGCATAAACCATTCCTCCTTTATTAAATCCATAAATTTTCATAGCAGCACGAAGAGCATCAGACCCGCCCAAATTATGAAATAAGTTACTACCTATCAATTGAACGAGCGTAGCGAATACCTCCTGAGGATTTTTTAATAACTGCTCTTTGTTATAAATTCCTATAGTATTGGTTTTTTCTGATGGTTGTTGTGTTTTTTTATCCTCAACTTCTCCACCATCCTCATAGTTATGTGGAGTAACCCTGATGCGAGCATTAGCTTTTTCTAAACTGTTGATAAATTGACTTATAGGAGCAACCCCAGAGATATTCTGCATAAATTGTCTAGGAGTTGTTGCTGCTATGAGAGCATGGCCATATTCGTGCCTTAATAATGGTGTATCAACCATTTTTCCAGGAACATATATTGTTCCAGGATCTGTTCCTAGACCAGATGTCTCAAATTCCGCGCCAGCTCCCTTTTGTTTAAGTCTACTCTGATTAATATTGATTCTTACAGATTTCAATGCTGTAAAACCCATAGCTAATTTTTGTTGTCCAGCTTCTCCCGTAGTATAAGGAATTAAGCTTCTATACATTCCACCAAGTGCTTGTTCTCTTTGTCTTGGATCGGTAATATCTATTCCTTGTACATTATTTTGTGTCTGATTCGCAGATTGTTCTTTCTTTTTTGGTTGTTTGGATTCTGTATTTGACTTATCTTCTGTTTGCTTGCCAATACATTTACCATCCTCGGCATAAACTATGCCTCCTTTATTATACCTCCCGCTATTGATACTTTGTAATAAAGGTAAATTAGCCTGTGTGGCTGCTCTGTTTATAACAAACTCCCCAGGAGTTAACATGGCCGGAACAGTGTCGGTGCCTTTTGGTTGGTATGGAATTAGCATACCCTTATTAGCATAAACAACTCCGCCTTTACTATAGCCTAAAGTTCTCATGCTTTGTTTCAAAAAAGCTTGACTCGCCGGCATATTACTAAATTCGGGTGCGTCTGCTATACTAGCAATAACAGCAAATAGTTCATTAGGCATAGCATTTAGTTGATCTAGGGTATAACTAGTATCAGCCAGTTGTTGATAATTATTTTCGTAAAGTTCTTCTCCCATTTGTGCAACAATACTATTTCTAGCGTTTCCTCTATTTCCAAGTTGTTGTATCAGCAACCTTTTTTCTGCCTGATATTGTTGTTCAACACGTTCTCGGTCTATCCCAGACTCTATATATTGTTGTTTTTTAATTTGTGCTCTTGCTTCCCATATTCTAAGAGCTTCTTCGGAAGAAAATTGTCCCATCTGATTTGCAAATTGTTGATCTCTAGTTGTTGGAGGAGCATGAACACTATTTGCTAAAGCATGAGCCATTTCGTGTTTTGCTGTTGCTGATCTTATTACTCTGTCTCGAAACACTAAATTTCTAGACTGAACATCAAACATTGCGGATGCTCTACCCGGCAAATTTGATTGCCTTATACCACTTATGCCATAGTTTTGATTTGTAGCCATTATTAATCTTTGTTGTCCAACTTCATTGCTGGTATATGGTAATAATGACATTGTTAAACTGTCTAAAGTAGACTTCATTGCTTGTGGATTATAAATATCTACTGTAGACTGATCATCATTTAATAATCCTCCAAATTGAGCATAAACTATTCCTCCACGACTCATAGCAGAAGGAGACATGGTTTTTGCTTTGTCTTCTGGAGTCGAATATTTATTCCAAGTATACGGATCTACTCTGATATTTTTTCCTTCCGGAGTTTGTATAAGTACGCCATTACTATCTTTATTAATGTAAGTTCCTTTTAGTGGTTTATCATTTATTTTATGTCCACCTAACCATACATATGAATTATCTTGAGGAATAGTCTTGGGTTCGGGGATTGGCTTTGTTTGAGGACCGGTTTGAGGTCTGGGAGTCGGTAATTGCCTATCGGCTGGTTTTGTTTGAGGACCGGTTTGAGGTTTTGGGATTGGTAAGGGTTGCTGACGCGTTTGAGATTGTGGTGTTGGCAAAGTTTGCGGACCAGTTCGAGATTTCGGAGTTGGTAGAGGCTGTGTTTTTTGTTCAATAAGAAGATCAGTCAAATACTTTTGATCCATTTCACTTAATTTATTTTGATCAACAACTATAGTTTGACCAGTTGGTTTACGAATAGATGCTTTACCATCTTTATAAGCAACTAATGTTCCAATGGTGGCGTATTTCTCATCTAGAGAAACCCATCTTCTTTCAGGCTGTGGTGGTTTTCCTGACCATTCGTTTGTTGTTTGTTCTTTATCGCCAGGTAATTTCCAAATAGCATCAGGATCTTGTGCGCGCTGTGCTCGTGTTCTCTCTGTTTTATAGTCTTCTACTCTTTTTCTAGTTGCTTCAGCTTTTCTTTGTTCTTCTTTTCTGATCTCTTCAGCTTTTCTCGCTTCTGCTGCTAGTCTAGCATCTTCTCTCTGTTGCGGAGTTTGATCATTTGGTATATAAATAGTCGGTCCCTCCTGGTCCTCTCTCCCTGTGACTCTATTATATAATCTAATTCTACTCAACCATTGTTCCCAAAAATATAGTTTTTCATCTTTGTCGCTCTTGTTACTATTAAAGTCTGTTAAAGATGAATATCTTTCTAAATATGTTAATATTTCCGATTCTGATATTCCCATTGCTGTGTCTTCTGCAACAGATTCTTTAATTTTTTTAGCTACTAAATAATCTTTTATCTTCTTTCTAATGGTTTCAACTTGATCTCTAGAGTTCCGTCCATAATCCCAGATAGGGCTAATTTTACTGCTACCACCCATTGTGTTGGCGGCAGCGTTAAGCGTCGCCAGATTTTCTCTTAATTCCGGATCTTGATCGAACTTTTCCCACCATTTTTCTGGGTATTCCGTTGGAAGACGGTTCTGAACTCTATCTTTCCACGGACGATTATCACCTCTATTAATATCAACTCCTCGTTTCGCGGCCTCATCGCTAAGCCAGTCTTGTTTATTAATTGTCCAAATAGTGGAAAGTTCTTCGTCTCCTAATTCGCTAACAGCGGCCGAAGGCTCTCGTGGTACATTGCTTCTACTTATTATTCCTTCTCTTACCTGAATTCTAAATCCTCTTGAGAATGAATCGCCACTGATCCTGTTTTCATCAGGAATCCCACTAGGTCTATCATATAGAGCAAAATAATCTAATTTTGGAAAATATTGAGCTTCACCACCTTTTATGGGTATTTTTTTGTTCGTTAGCTGAGCGTCTTCGGGTTGTTCATATGCTTTTAATGTAGCATTATATGCTTCTGCTACTCTATCTCCTTTGTCTACTGCTAGTCCACCATCTTGTAAATGAATAACACCTCCTCTACTATATGGTTTGCCACCATTATTTATACTATGTAATAAATCTAAATTATTTTTAGTAGCTTTTGCATTAACAACAAATTCTCCCGGCGTTAACATTGCCGGAACAGTGTCGGTACCTTTTGGTTGAAAATTAATTAGTTGTCCATTACTAGCATAAACTATGCCGCCAGAAGCAAGATTTTTAGGCTGTTGACGCAACAAAAAGTTTCTGGTAAGCTTATGTTCGTCTGTAACATGTGATTTAATACCCATCGCCTCAATCGTGGTATGTGCGTCTGTTTCAGCTCCTCTTGCCTTCATCGAGATCTTCAGATGGGAAGGGATCTCAGATCTAGTCTTCTTATGCTCATCAGCAACAGACTTTCTGGTATTGTCATGCTGATCAGCAACGTATTGTCTAGTATCGTTATCTTCGGCAGTAATATGAGTTCTCGTAGTAGCATGTTCAGCCACTAGCTTGTCCCTAGTCCCATAGTGTGCATAATCAATATATTCTTTAGTATGAAAATGTTCACGCTCAATATGTCTTCTAGTCTTCTTATGTTCTTGCGCTGTATCTTCTCTTAGTCCTTTATTATCTTGTAAAATCTTATCTAGTTTTTCATTAACTGTTTTATCACTAGAAACGAAATAATTGTTACTGTTCTGTAATATTTCTTTGGTTTTGATACTATTCGTTAAAAGAGTTTTACTAGTAGATAAATTTTCTTTGCTTAATTTTAATACCTCGCTAGGTTTTGTTATCTGCACTCCGTCAACAACTTTTGTTACTTCGCTATCAGAAGAGGGCCCACCATTTGCTAAATATTTAACACTTCCTCCTTTGTTTCTATTAATAGATTCTAGCAAACCTCTATGTTTAGATGTTGCTTGACGATTAACCACAAATTCGCCGGGAGTCAACATGGCCGGAACAGTATCTGTGCCTTTTGGTTGATAAGGAACTAACATTCCATTACTAGCATAAACTATTCCACCTCTAGAAAATGGTACGCCTAATGTAGTACTTGCCGAATCAATACGATTATTAAGTTTTGTAACTCCTGATCCTATATACTCAAGAGATCGTGTATGACCCTTCAATGTTTTCTCTGTACTCACAGCCATACTATCTAATCGCTTAGTATATCGTAGATTATCTTGAACTGTTGTATACAATGGATTCTGTCTTACTATACTAGTTCCATCTTTAGTGCCTACTGTAATTTTATCACTAGTATCTGAAGCCAAACCTCCATCAGCTAAATATTTAACACTTCCTCCTTTGCTTCTATTAATAGATTCTAATAATCCTTTATTTCTTGCTGTTGCTTGTTTATTAACAACAAACTCTCCTGGGGTAAGCATAGCCGGCACAGTATCAGTTCCTTTGGGCTCGTACGGCACAAGCATTCCGCCACTAGCATATACTATACCTCCTGAATTTTTAGCACCGGCTATTCTGATAACTTTATTTTGAGCTTGTTGATTAGGAAATAGGAACTGAGAAACATTAGTGCCACCCAAAGCATTTAGTCTATCAATGCTACCATTAGGATCTCTAGGATCAATATATCCTTGTCTAGTTAATCTTTTAAGTAAATTAGCTCTAGCATTATTTTGTTTTGTTGGATCTAATTGATTATATCCAGTAACCATTTTATTAAAGTTATTTATATCATTAACACTTTTAATAAAAGCTGTTTTAAATTTTTGATTAACTTTAGGATTCTTTTGTATAATATTTAATAAATATGCATTATTTTTAGCAGTGTCGATTGATGCGCTGGATGCTTGAGATAATAATGATACTTGACTGCGCAAAACAGGATCAGTATTTGCACTAATAGGAATTAAAGATGCTACAGCAGCTATTTGATTATTATCAAATGGTTTGAATATAGCCTCGGCTATATTAGCATCTAAACCATATTGTTGCATAGTTTGAATATCTGTTGACGGATCTCCCGATAATGGAAATTTACTCTTTAGTTTATCTAATATATTTGATCTGAAAGTTAAGAATTTACCAGGATTCTCGAATTTAGAAGGTAATTTAACATTACTTATACTAGCTACGGTTTTCCACATCTTAGCTTGTTTATCAGCTTCTTTATTTGCTGCAAGTTTGTCTCTTTTTTGAGCTTCTGCTTCTTTGGATCGTATACCTTTATCATAATCATCCCAAGCCATACTTCGTACCTCATCTATATCTGCGCTTGGATAATTTGTGCTTGCATAGTTTTCTAATCCGGTTTGATATGCCCGTGCTAGATCACTATCTATTTGTGCTAGCTGTTGATATTCTGTTAAATATCGCCCTAATTCATCTGCATTAGCTTCTCTCAAAGAGGTGGTAATAGTATCACCACTAAACGGATCACCACTAGATACCAATCTGCCACGATTCAATTCTTCAATTTTTGCAAATATTTTTTCTTTCTTTGCTAATAATTGTTGCCACTCATTAAAGTTACCACTAGCCAAAACCTCTGGTGGTAAACCAAAATTTCTATCAGACGCATCTGCTCGTAATTGAGACGATGTTTTGAATCTGCCTACTCCCGGAATATTATCCGTATCTAATTCTTCTTTTATCCTTTGTTCTATCTGTGTGGCTTGTTGTTTAGCATCGCGTATCTGCCGGGCCGCATCGACTTGAGCCTCAGAAGCATAGGATGGTAAGCCAAGTTCTAATAATTCGGCTTTGTCGTTTGCTTCGGTTTCCGCTGCTTTCTCACTCCTTTGTATAAATTGTTGCGTATCGAATATAGCCTGCATATCCAGATAACGTTGATAGTCCGGATCCCCCTCTTCCTTTACGAACTCGGAATCTAACTCGTCATCACCGTCCTTATCCAAAGATATACCTTTGTCTTTTAATTCTTTTTCCAGCTTATTTTGTCTAGCTAATGCTCTTCTATCATCCATATCTGCAAAATATTCTTGTTCTTCTCTTCTTGCAACTGCCATGGCTTTTTGGTATTTTTGTTCACTTTGTACAGCAGCTTCTATTTCTGTCGCGCTCTTAGTTTCGTTAACAGTAGTAGCACTACCTAATCCGATATAACTTAAAACAGCTCCAGTGCTATTAAATCTTGTATCTTGAAAAATACTAGAACGACTATTATCATGTTCTTTAATTTTTCTATCAATCTCTACCACTTGAGGACTATCCGGACCAAGTCGTGATAATAATGATTCTTTTTCATTTGTTAATCTAGCTTTAGTAGCTATCCATAATCTTTCATTAGCATTAAATCCTACAAGTTTATTTGCGCCAACTCTTTCGACTGCTCTTTCTTCTATTCTGCGACTTCTATATTCTTCGTTAGTTTCTCCTGGTTTTCGCTTTATGTCATTAGAAACTACTCTACCAGCATTTCGTTGAGATTGACTAATAGATTGTGTTCTGGCCTCAGACGCTCTTGTTTCATCAATATCTCCCATATATCCCATAACTTCTTGGGTAGTCATGGCGCCAGCAGCTAAAGCAGCGGCTAGTGGTGGTGGAACCCCCATACTCATATACTGCGCTGTTGCCAAACCAGCTTGTAATAAATTACCACCAGTTTGAGATCCGGTAATAGATGTTGCGCCAACATCCCCCATGGTGGTACCACTTCCGGTAAGTGCTCCTAATGCTGCATTAGCATACGAGTTTCTTTTGGTTTTTTCCGTATCGGCCATAAATCCTTGCACACCACCGATCAATGGCCCCAAATATCTAAACAGCACACCAGCGCCTTTGGTCTTGCTGAATATACTTCTTAAATTTTTACTAACATCATCTAGTACGCTATCTGACTGTCCTGGAAGCAGGTTTCCGTCAGATGTTAGAGAAAAAGTATTACCCAAACTACTAAATGCATCAACAATGTTTGTGATTGCGGTTTTCAAACCACCCTTAGCAAAA